GGTATTCGGCGATGCGAATGTATCCGGCAATGCGCGGGTATTCGGCAATGCGTGGGTGTGCAAATAATAAGGTCAAGTTGTAATAACTGTATAAACAATAAATCCATGAAAGCAATATATTTAAGGTGCTCAACCGATAAACAAGATTTTGCACAACAATTTGAATGTATAAGACAATATTTGAAGCGGATAAATGAATCATGTGATTTATACACTGTACAGGAAAAAATATCCGGTACAGTCAAGCACACAAAAAGAAAGTTGCATGAGTTATTAGAATCATGTGATAAAGGTTCTGTTATTTATGTCTCAGAATTATCTCGTTTGGGTAGAAGTATGTCGGATCTCTTTCAAATTGTTGGTTATGCCGGAGAAAAAGATATAACATTGATTCAATGCAAAGACGGTACTGTAATAGAAAACAAATCAATAGGCGGAAAAGCCTTATTATTTGCCTTATCTTTAGCGGCTGAAATCGAGGTTGAGAACATAAGACAAAGAACAAAAGCCGGGCTTGCTGCAAAAAAAGCAAGAAACGAAGCAATAGGCGGAACGGATGATCTTTGGGGGAAAAACACAGGAGCAGACAGGGAAACGTCCCTAAATGAAATAAGAAACGAATCTGCGAACAAAAGGAAAGAGAATGCAAAAGCAAATGCAAATAACGCGTTCTTTTGGACTTTTATAAATCAATGGATAAAAGATAAAGGAGAGCCTAAAAACTGCGAAGAATGGCAGGATATAGCGCAAAAACTCAATGCTTTGGGGCAAAAGACAGCTACAGGAATGCAGTATAATAACATTCGCGCGGCTGCAATGTATCGTAAATTAAAAAAATTAATGAAATGAACGAATTATCAAAATATACAGATAAAGAGTTGCGCCAAGAATTGTATAGGCGTAATAAAAAGAATAAAATAAGTGAAAAAGACAAAGAGAAGTGCCTGAATTGTGTGCATAGAATATGCTATTCTAAAGCTATTAGACTTGAAAAAAAGCATTTGCTTTCATTTAAATTGGATCATTTTATGTATAAAGCTATTTGCTTGAAAAGACATGGAACTGAAAGCTGGGATAAAGATTATCATTTGTCAGTAAGCAATAATACAAAAGGTTGCGATTTATTTAAAAATAAAAAGAATTATGAATAAAGTAAATTTAGTGGAAAATTATTTTAGGATCAAATATCCCGAAAAAAGGTATCAAATCAAAACATATTATATCATAAAAGATATATTTGGCGTAAAAGAGAACAATCTCTATATAATAGAATTTATTGATACGCAAATGGGACATCCAAAAACACTTGAATTACAAGTAAAATCGAACGAATTAAATAAAGAAAGGAGCCAAAAATGAAATATATTACATACGCATTAATAACGGCTATCGGAATTATTACTATTAGTCTTATAGTTACCATTGATTATTTTAACGGAGTTAACAAAGATCTAACCAGTAGAATAGAAGCATTAGAGACTCAGATAGAGGAGAGCCGAATCTATAATATTAGATCAAATCATTTTCAAGCTAAAACAAATATTGCATTTGCGGTTAAAATAAATAGGCTTGAAAGATGTAATATTGACAATATTGATTTGAACCAACTTTATAATATTGACGCGAGTGATGTCAATGGATTTACAATGGTTAACGGAGATGTTTTGAATCCATTTAATGACGCCAATAACGCAGAGGAAGCTGCTGAACTATTCACAAAGGGAAGAATAGACTATACCAACAACTTTGCTATTGATGGTATAGTAAACAAGAATAAGGCGCTTATAGAAGTTTATAAACCTGTTGTAGAAAACAACATAAATTAAAAAATAATGGGAAGTATTTTATTTGGTGCATGCGTAATTATATGGTTAGCATGTTTTAGTGGGAAAAATTTAACGAGATAAGGAGGTTTACATGGCTAAAGTATATATAACAAAATATGCCTTATCTACAGGCATAGAAAAAGTTAATACCGAATTATGTAAATCTGCTATTGATAATAGATATTATGTACAAATAGCTTATAATAAATATTATATCGGTATAGACGCTTTTACTATTGAATCACAAGCAATTAAAAAAGCTAAAGAAATGAGAGTTAAAAAGATCGCTTCTCTAAAAAAGCAGATCGAAAAGCTTGAAAAACTAAATTTTAAAAAGGAGGAGTAATGGTAGACTATCAAATATTATTAAAGTTGACTTCATTCAACAATGCCATTATCACAAGGGAAGAGATAAACGGAATAGAGGAAGAAGGAGTTTTTATTCCTCTTAAATATAATTCTATATTCCGTACCAGAGGCGGAGAGATAGCCGTAAATCTTTATGCTAAAGAGAAAAAACCAAATGCTTATGGTCAATCACATGTCATTTCTAACCAAATGAGTAAAAAGAAATATTTAGAATTGAAAGAACTTGGTTTTGAGACTGCTTTTATTGGTAATATGAAGATAGTTAGAAATGGCGGTTATAACTACCTAAAAATGCCCAACAAAGTTTCTTTGGATGAGGCATTGGAAAGATGATAAAGAATAATTAGTTATGAAAGAATGGATAAAGAATATTTGCGAGCAATTGGAATGTAGTGAGCAGCGTAAAAGGAAATTTATTCTTGAAATGTGCGATAAATATGTTGATCCAAAGTATAATAAACCTATTGGTATTACTGAAAAAAAGGAGGTTAATCAACTTTTGGGATCTGCTATTGAAATATTTCTTTTTGTTACATGGTTGCATGAGAGGGGATATATTAAAATAACAAACAATGAATATATTGCAGTATCATCTATGATAGAGAATCGAAAGGGCGATCTTTATGTATGTCCTGAACTTATAAACGCTTTTAGGCTTGATGTTGGACTATAAAAAATACTATTAATTCAAAAAAGTTAATTATGGAAGAGGAGATAATTGAGCTTAGAGCTTTAATCCATGAAATTATTGAAACTTTGGACGGTAGAGATGATTTCGTAAAAGAATGGATCGAAGAAAGATTGTCCAATATAGAAGATGAATTTAACTATCAAAATTAACAGAAATGGAAAAGAAAGAAGTATAATGTTGAAAATTACATTTGACTATGAGAACAATTATGCTAATTTCCGCACATATAATAGCTACAAGCATACATCCTGATTACTTGGATAATATAAAGGTCACTTCTATTGTATTGGCTGTACTAATAGCAGTCGTTGGAGATACAATAGATATGTTTAACAATAAAAAAAAGAGAAGTAATGAATGAATTAATCAAAGTCCAAATTGAAACAAAAGACGGTATAAACATTGTAAGTAGCAGAGTAATTGCTAACCAACTTGGAAAGGAACATAAGCATGTTTTAGAGGGTATTAGAAGGATGGGTCTAAATCTCGACCCATGTAATTTTATTGAAAGTTCCTATTTAGATTCGTATAATAGAAGCAAGGCGGAATATCTTTTAACGAAAGACGGGTTTACTCTTTATATGTTCAACATACAAGGCTATAATGAATTTAAGAGGGCTTATATAAACCGCTTCAATGAAATGGAAAGGGCATTGAAAACTATGCAGCCAAAACTACCTCAGACTTATAAAGAGGCTTTAAAGGAACTCCTTGTACAAGTTGAGGAAAACGAACGGTTGCAGATTGAGAACAAAGACATGAAGCCTAAAGCCGAATATTTCGATGAAATAGTAGATAGAGGTGGTCTTACTAATTTCAGAGACACAGCAAAGCTGTTAGGTGTATCGGAAAAGGCGTTTATCTTCTTTCTAATCGACAAAAAGTACATATATAGGGATCAAAAAGGAACTTTAAAACCAGTCGCCAAATATGTAGGGACTTACTTCGAGCTAAAAGAATGGGTAAGAGGAGAAAAGACCGGAACTCAAACATTAATAACGGCTAAAGGGAAAGAGCAGTTCTTAGAGCTAATCAATAGCATTAAACTATAATCTTATGAAAAACATATTTTTCGGTAAGGACATCAGTTTATACAACTATGATTGTTTGGAAGTAATGCCTCTCCTACAAAGTTCAAGTATTGATTTAATTCTATGCGATCCTCCTTTTGGTACAACAGCTTCTCAGTGGGACAAAATTATTTCTTTTGATGAAATGTGGAAGGAGGTTAAAAGAATAAGGAAAGAAAATGCGCCTACGGCTTTATTTGGCAGCGAACCATTTAGCAGCCTTCTTCGTTGTAGCAATTTAAATGAATTTAAATATGATTGGGTCTGGGAGAAATCGAAAGCAAGCAACTTTCTGCTCGCTAAAAAACAACCCTTGAAAGCACACGAATTAATCAGTGTTTTTGGTAAAGGTAAAATCCCTTATTATCCAATTATGGAGGAAGGTGAACCTTATGGAAATCGCACTAAAAGAGGAAGCAATTGGACGGGAGTTAACAATGTGCCAAATCCTACTTTTAGAAACGAAAACAAAGGGACAAGGTATCCACGAAGTGTAAAATACTTCAAAACAGCAGAATCAGAGGGAAAAACAATTCATGTTAATCAAAAACCCATCGCGCTGTTAATGTATCTTATACAAACATATACGAAAGAGGGAGACACAGTTCTTGATTTTGCTGCTGGAAGTATGAGTACGGCTATTGCTTGTCTTTATACAAATAGGAAATGTATCTGCATAGAAAAAGACGAAAATTACTTCTTACTTGGAGCAGACAGAGTTGAAAAAGAATATCAAAGTGTAACAGGAATAAATTTTTGAATATTAAACGAAAAATATAAGATTATGAAACAGGCAGTAGAAAAAGCAGCAAATGACTATCTCAACAGAATATTAGAGTTAACTGATTTTGAGATAAATTTTGAAGAAGATAATTACGATTCTGGTGCTCGTGATGCAATATTGGATGTTACCGAGAGGGCTTTTGTTTCTGGTGCCGAATGGCAGGCAAAGCAATCACCTTGGATAAGTGTGAAAGAGAAAGCTGGTTGTGATTCATCGAATGATTGTATTGTAATGAATACTGATGGTGAGGTATTCAGGGCATATTTTTCACATAAAAATAAATGGCTGAAATATGGTTATGGGCGGTATGACGAAGTGATAGAAGATGTCACTCACTGGATGCCTATTCCTTCTTTCGATGAAATACTGGAAGCAAACAGAGGTGTACTAAAACGAATTAAAGAGAAAGGAGACTAATATGGATAAAATCAAATGCATAACCTTCGACAAAGCAGCACAAGACGCTTTGCCAGAACACATCAAAGCTAAGATGAAGGCTGACAGAGAAAAAGCTAAACGAGAGGCATACAAGAAGCTATGTTATAACTTCGAGTATAAATTTGACTCCAATATTGCCCATTGTGCAAAGAAGGGAATATGTGATGAAAAATGTGAATATATGAGAACTTTTAAAGGATAGAGTAATGAAAGGAAAAAATAATATCGAAATTGAGCTTTCAAAAACAGAAACGCTTGACATAGGTGCAGAAGTTGAGATTTTAGATAGTTTGAACGGATATGATAGTGTCGTATACAGATGTAAACTCCCCAAAGGGAAACAAGTTATGATTAATTCTAATAAAGTTGATATTACGGATTATAGCCCTTATATTAATTGGGAACAGAGACGTTATGAAATAGCAAAGGAAACAGTTACTGCAATAATGTCAAATGAAGATTTCTATCATCAGGTTTTATGTGAGGGAGCAGAGCATGGTCAAAGACAAATTCAAACTAATATTGCACGTGCCGCAGTTATATTTGCTGATGCTCTTATTAAAGAATTAAAGAAAGGAGAATGACTAAATGGATATAGTACCTATTCTAACAAAAGATAATCTTTCTAAGGAACAGATAGAATATCTGCAAAAGCAGCAAACAGAATATAAATTAGTAAATAAGATTAAGAGGAATCCAGGGCATATCTTATTCTCTTTTAATCTAAAAACAGGGGAAATCAAGAGAGCTGCTATTATACACAAGGCTGCTATTGGCTTGAATGGGCTTCCTGTAACTAAAACTGAAACGGTTATAGAACCTGATTGCTATTACGACCAAGCCTTGAATGAAAAGAATTTTAGAAAGAAATTGAAGAGATTTGGTATTAAGTGAAACGTATGAAGAAAAGGATAAGAAATAAAATGCTGAATAATCCCGGAAGGTATAAACTACATCAATATTTAAAGTATGCCCATCAATGGGTTATTTCACTTGTGTATAAAGGACGTTATTATACAATTTTAGATAATGGGAAAGTAGTAAAATTTGAATAGTAACGATTTAAGACGCGTTAAAATCCAATAATATAATGAAAAAGATAATGTTTAATGATGAATACGGCTTAACCCGAGCCGTACTGAATGGCAGAAAAAGCCAGACGAGGAGAATTTCAAAAGAACAGATGCAGATACGCCGTAGTGTCTTTTATAAAAGCGGACTCGAGAGTATTCATGGATATGAAGTAAAGCCCCCTTACGATGTTGGCGAAGTTGTCGCTATTGCACAAAACTATAAATCAATCAATGAATTTTATGAAATAGCTTATAAAAGACATCACTCAGCGGATGGTCAACTTGCGACAGAGTATAATATCCCGTTTAAAGAAATAATTAAATGGTTCGAATTAAGAGAGAGTTTAAAAAACACTGCTGGATGGGATAATAAGATGTTTGTGAAAGCTAACTTAATGCTACATCATATCAAAATAACCAAAATAAGGTTTGAACGCTTACAAGATATTAGCGATAAAGATTGTTTGGAAGAGGGTGTCGTACAAAGATTTGATGCGGATGGGACACCGAGATACTATGTTTCTTGGTGTAAACATACATGGGCATATATTACTGACAGCGCAAAAGACGCATATCATTTCCTTATAGACAAAGTATCCAGTAAAGGTATATGGGAGTCTAATCCCTACGTATGGGTATATGATTTTCATTTAATTGATTAATATTTAATAACAATAACATGAAAGAGATTAAATTAAAAAAGTTAATTCTCCAAAATTGGAGAGGAAGAAATCTTGTTATTTCATTTAAATTAGATGGAGTAACCAACATTATGGGACGTAATAAAAGTGGTAAAAGCTCTTTGAAAGATGCTTTTTTGTGGTTAATGACAGGATTTGATTCAAGCAATCGCGCAAATTACAATCTTTTTGACAACAACCATAATTATACAGCAGAAGATTCTCCTGTTGCATCTGTTGAAGCTCTTATTGCCATTGACGGGAATGAATTTTATTTTAAAAAAGAAGCAAAAAAGGGATGGATAAGAAGAAGAGGAAATAAAGAATATGAATTAAAAGGATCTGATGATTACGTCTGCTATTTTGATGGAATCGAAGTATCAGCCGGAGAATACAAGAAGCGAGTTTCCGAATTATTGTGCGAGATAGAGCCATTAAAGGTTATGTTGAATACCGAATATTTCCTTAGTTTAGAATGGAAACAACAACGCGAAATGCTTTCTTTATTAGCCGGAGACATCCAGGAAAGTGACTTCAAATCCAATTACAGCGATTTATTTCTTCTTTTGAAAAAATACTCGATTGATGAATTGAAAGCGCAAGTCAAGACAAAGATAAGTCCGATGAAGCAGCAATTAAGTTCTTTCCCTTTAACAATACAGACACTTGAACAACATTTGCCTGATATATCTAATGTTTGCGAATTAGAAAAAGAAATAGGGGAATTGAAAAGCAAAATCGCAGAGATAGATAATGCAATATTATCAGCTTCAAAAATGGCCGAGCCTTATATTGAGATGAGGAACAAACAATTGCAAGAATTATCTAATATCAATTCGGAGATTAGAAATAAGAAAAATGACTTTGAATATAATCAGAATGAAAAGCCGAACAAAATCAGGAGACAGATACAGGAAGCCAAAAAAGAAAACGAATATATTCAAAGACAATGGGATAAAACGCAAGAAGAAAGAAAGTCTAATGAAACTAAATTAGCTCGGTTAAAAGCAAAGGTAGAAGAACACGATGAATATCGCAAAAAGCTATTAATTGAAAAAGACGAGTTGTTAAAAAGGGAATTTAACAGCGAAAAATGCTCTTTCTGCGGACAAGATCTTCCTGAATCAATGCTTGAAGCAAATAAAAAAGATTTTTATGAAAAAAGAGAAAATGCAGTAAATGATATTATTAAAAAGGGAAAAGAAAACAATGAAAGGAAACAAGAAAAACTTGAAGAAATAGAACGCATAGAAGCTCTATTAGCTGAGGATATTGAAAGTCCGATGTATATTGACATAGAGGATCTGAAAAAGGAACTGCAAGAAGCAGAGCAAGAGACTTTGAATTTTGAAGATTCTGATGAATATAAAAAGCTAAAAGATAAAGCTGATGCAATTCAAAATGGGTTAACAGAAGTCCCAGTAGTAGATAATACTAATCTGCTAAATATGAAAGAATCATTGACTCTGCAAATTGAAGAGAAAAGCCGCGCAATGGGACTTGTCGATGAAAGAGAAAGACAATTAAAAACAATTGCTTCTTTAAAAAGAGAAATGCGCGAAGTTGCCGATAGCTTGGCCGTGCAAGAGCAAATAGAGGCAAATATTAAATCCTATGAAGAAGAGCGCGCCCAAATTGTTTCTAACAAAGTAAATAAATATTTTAGTAGATGCAATATTTCTATGATGCAACAGGACAAGTCTGGGCAATGGATACCGAGCTGCACAATAACTGTATCTGATGGCAGTTTGGTGAGCACCTGCAATGGAGCTGAAAATATTTTAGTAGGACTTGATATTTCGAATGCTTTTGCTTCGTATTATGACATTAGCTTGCCTGTATTTGTAGATGATGTAAATCTTATAAATAGCGATGTAAATATCGAAACAAACCATCAACTTATTAAATTGGTAGTTAGCGAAGACGAAAACATTATTGTTCGTTAAAAACTTGCCTATTAGAGAAAAAAGTAGTATTTTTATAAACTAAAAAACAAATAAAGTTATGCAAAATTGGTATGAAGGCGTAATACGCTATGAAAAAGTAACAGAAGAAGGTAAAGTAAAGAAAGTAAATGAATTATATTTAGTTGATGCACTTTCTGCTACAGAATGCGAAGCACGTCTAATCGAAGAAATGACTCCGTTTATTACAGGAGAATTTGCTGTAAAGTCAGTGAAAGAATCGAATTACTCTGAATTATTTCTAAGTGAAGAAGAAGCTGCTGACCGTTATTTTAAATGCAAATTGATTTTTATCACATTGGACGAAAAAAGTGGGAAGGAATCTAAAACATCTACTCTGATTTTGGTACAAGCTGCCGATTTACGAGATGCTGTAAAAAAACTGGATGAAGGCATGAAAGGTGTAATGGCTGATTATCAGATCGGTTCTGTTGCTGAAACAGCAATTATGGACGTATATTTATATAACAATAACAATAATAATCAATAAAATGGCAAAGAAAGTAACAGACATAGATAGCGCTACCGATATTTTTTTATCATGCAGTATTTGCTTATCGGATATTCCTAAAGATGTCATATATACATCTAAGGGTGGAAAAAAATACGTTCGGTTTTCAATAAGCAAACTAAAGGAGCTTGGTAAATTTGGAGACACCCATTATCTTAAATATTCGGCTTCACAAGAAGACAAAGCTCGCGGGCAATATGACATCTTTATTGGAGGAGGAACAGAATATCAAAGAGTAGAAGGGGCGGATGCAGAAGTAGGGTCTAATAAGAAACAAAATAAACCAAATGTTCAAACGACCGAACCAGCAGATGATTTGCCTTGGTAACATTGCATAATAATTAGAAATTTCTTATATTTGCAACCGAAAGGGATAGTTGAGGGTCATGGCTCAATGATAAGGCTAAGCTAACAGGCTTTCCCTTTCTCCTTCAATCGTTAGCGTAATTAAATTGTTAGTAGTTTATGGAAATATATCAAAATTTATCATTAGAAGATCTTCCTAATGAAGAGTGGCGAGATGTAGTCGGATACGAAGGATTGTATCAAGTATCTAATTTGGGAAGAGTGAAATCATTAGAAGTGAAATTCAAAAACTCTTTTTATAATAAAAAAAGAGAAAAGATAATGTCCCAACACGATAACGGGAAGGGATATTTGACCATATCTATTAGCATTAATGGAAAATCAAAGAAAGAATATGTTCATAGATTAGTAGCTAATTCCTTTATTTATAGGGATGAGGATAAGGTAGAAGTTAATCATAAAAATCTAAATAAAAAAGATAATAATATAAACAACTTAGAATGGGTATCTAAAAAAGAAAATATGCGCCATGCACGCATTAATGGAGCTTTTGAAAATATAAAAATATACCAATATTCTATTGAAGGATTTTATGAAAGAGAGTTTTCCTCATTGGTAGAAGCTGCTGAATTTCATAATTTATCCAGCAAGGGAGATATTTGTAGGTCATGTAAAAATGAAAGAGCTATATGTCGAGGACATAGATTTAGATACTATAAAAAAGATAAAATTAATATTCCTAAGAAAAAATTTAAAGAAGTAGAAGCATATAAAGATGATATTTTAATAACAAAGTACTTATCTTCAAAAGAGGCTTCAATTTCATTAGGTGTAAAAGAAAATACGATTGTAACATCATGTCTTAGAAATACTAAATGTAAAGGTTATACTCTTAAATATATAAATAATGGCAGATAAAAAAGAATTAGCTGTATTGGCAGAAAGCATTGTCAGCAGCGTAACTAAAAAAGTAGATAGTTTAACTAAATTAGGCATGAAATTTGCTCCTGATTTCTGTCCTACTAATGCGCTTAGAGCTTCAATGCTTATATTGCAAGATGCGAAAACAAAAGACGGGAAATTGGTATTAGAATCCTGTTCCCCTGGAAGTATTGCAAGAGCTTTATTTAACATGCTATCTAAATCATTAGATGCAAGTAAAGGGCAAATGTATTTTATTCCATACGGGGATAATCTTACTTGCATAGAGTCCTATTTCGGTTCTGTAACAAGAGCTAAAAGAGCTGTTCCAGACTATATCCCAATCGTTAAAATAATACACGAAGGAGATGTTTTTGAATTTGAAAATGACCCTGAAACAGGAGAAACAAAAGTACTTAAACACGAAACTTCCTTTAAAAATTTAGACAAACCTATTATTGGAGCATATACATGGGCATATTATCCAAACGGAAAGAAAGATTTAGTTATAATGACCATGGAATCTATTCAAAAATCTTGGGCGCAAAGTTCCAATGGAGCTACCGTAGCAAAGAAGTTCCCGGAAGAGATGGTAAAGAGAACATTGCTTCGCAAAGCCTGCAAAATGATGATAAATACAGATATTAGCAATTCTTCTCCGATTGATGGATTAGAAGAAGAATTGGGTGTAACAAATGACCTCGACCCTACAAAACAAATTGCTCCTGATTATGCGGAATATGAAGAAGTCGAAGAAGCAACGCCAGCAGAAGCCGCACCCGTACAAAAAGAGGAGGCTAAAAAAGAAGAAGCAGTTAAACAGCCAGCTTCGGAACCAGAGCCTTTTTAGCATGGACGACGACGAAATAGACATATCCTACGAGGAAATGTCCCCAGATTCATACGATTGCGGAGAAATTTGGTAATAAATAAACTTAGTCCCATCTTGTTTAGATAGTAATATCTATTCGGATGGGATTTTTAATAAGGAATTAATGGATGGATAATAAAGCACCTATAATAAAAGTGATTGGTAGTAACAGTTCTGGAAATAGTTATATTTTAGATTGTTTAGGCGAATATTTGCTAATAGAATTAGGCGTTAAATGGGACAATATATTAAATGGGCTAAATTATAAGACGGGAGATGTAGTTGGATGCTTAGTTAGCCATCGGCATTCAGATCATTCGAAATCAATATCAAAAGCCTTATATCGACGACTTTCTGTATATTCTTGTGTGGATGTATCAGAAAGATTTAATGGCGTATTCCCGTTAAAACCTAACAAGAAGTACAAAATAGGAAAATTTGAGATTCAATGTATACCAGTTCCGCATGGTGATTGCCCATGTTATAGCTTTATTATCGACAATCCAGATATGGGGAGAATGCTATTTATAACTGATGCTTCAGATTTTCCCTATAAAGTAAAAGGCGTAAATCATTTGTTTATTGAAGCCAATTATATGGAGGACATAATCTTGGATAATGCCTGTAACAACAAATGGAACTCGTCAGCGAGCAATACCCACATGGGAATAGAAAAGAGCGCAGAAGTGATTAAAAGACATTATTCTGAAAAACTGCATACCGTTTGCTTGATTCATTTAAGCGATGGAAATAGTGATGTTAATAAATTCAAGGACATTGTTTTCGAAGAAGTCGGAATTAGGCCTTTTATAGCAGAAAGCGGATTGGAGATAGAGCTTAAAAAAGAAGAATTTTAAAGAAAAAAAAGAATGTATAAATTTAGAGATTATCTAAGAAGTGTTTGGGAGTGGACGCAGGAGAATGAAAATAAAAGTCCTGTCTTTTATTATTTCCCATTGACATCAAGAGATTTAGCAAGGCATAAAGACGTTATTGAATGGGGATTTAATAATAACGTTTGTGCGATTAAACTTCTTTGGAAAATTGTAGAACTTAAAAAGCAAGAAAATGAGTAAAATATATTGTGGATGTGACAATGGAGTAACTGGAACTATTGGCATCTTAGGTGAAGAAATAGAAATGTTTTGTAAAACACCTATTAAAAAAGAACAAGATTACACGAAGAAAAAGAAAATTGTTTCAAGATTAGATGTTGTGAAATTTATTTCTCTATTTAATGGGATTAATAAAAATGACTTAGTATTCATTTTAGAACGTCCGATGATAAATGGAACTCGCTTTAATGCCTCAATGTCAGCCATTAGATGCCATGAAGCAATGCTGAATTGTATTGAAGTGATGGGATGCAAATTGATCTATGTGGACTCTAAAGAATGGCAAAAAGAATTACTACCAAAAGGATGCGCAGGAGATGAACTTAAAAAAACTTCTCTTGATATAGGCAATAGATTATATCCTAAGTTCTGCGAGATAAAGCATCCTGATCGCGATGGATTACTAATAGCTGAATATGCACGAAGAAAAAATTTATAGAATATGGATACAATATTATTGGTTTATATTATAGGAGTAATAATATCACTAAAAGCTTCTTGGGATATAATGAATTTTTCCAATGTTGAGTTCATTACTATTGGGGATATTCTATTATTTCTTTTCATGAGTTCTCTCTCTTGGCTTACTGTTACAATAGCCATATTTATTTGTTGGAGGGAAATACTCAATTACAAAATATGGAAAAGAAAGAGATAGTTTATGGTTTGTTAACGAAAAACGTTTCGTTATCTATTTATTAACTGCTAACTTTGCAGAAACAAAAAACAAATTATCATGCTAATAGAAACAAAAGACTGGGTTAGCGTAACCGAATACGCAAAAAGAAACAACCTATCAACCGTATGGGTGTATAAGTTGATAAAAAGAGGAGATTTAAAAACGATGGAATTTGCGGATAAAACGCTAATTTTCATTGGAGATAAAAAACAAAGTGTTAATTTATAAAATAAAATCATCATGTGGTTAAGAATTGGAGATAAGGATTTTCCTAAAAGTAGTATCAAGGAAATATACAGAATGGGTAAAACTATTCAGAGTGGAAAATGGTGCATCGGATACAGAGTTTACAATCAGTGGCGTTATGTTCACTATGACACCGAAGAGGATTATAATAAAGTGATTGAGAATTTAACTAAAATATTGGAAATCGCGGAGGTTTAATCATGGAAGAAGAACTAACGCATGGATCTTTGTTTAGTGGCGTAGAAGGATTTGGATTAGGCGCTGCTTTTGCTGGAATAAAAACTCTATGGAGTTGTGAATATGAAGACTATCAAGCGAATATAATTAAAAAGAATTTTGGAGAAGAGCATGAAATCAACAGAGATATTAAAACGTATTCAAAGCCAACATTTGTTGACATCATTAGCGGTGGATTCCCTTGTCAAGACATCAGCATTGCTGGAAAAGGTGTCGGAATTGTCGGTGAACGAAGCGGATTATGGAATGAAATGTTCCGCATCATACGGGAAATTAGACCTAAATACATTATCATTGAAAACAGTCCTATGCTCTTGGTTCGAGGATTCGAACGAGTCTTATGCAACCTTTCCGAAATCGGGTATGATGCAGAATGGCAATGTTTATCGGGTACGGACTTTGGTATACAACAGGGTAGGGAGCGATTATATTGTATTGCCTACCCCCCACGAAATCGACAGCAAACGGAGCGTGCAAGAATCGGTATTTCGGAAGCCCTACCTATCGGGGCAATATACACGAGTATATCCGGGATGGAGAACAAGACAGTCAATACCCTCACCCCGATTTGCTGGAAAGTCTAATGGGGTTCCCGATAGGATGGACAGAACGCATTGTATAGGAAATGCGGTACAACCCATAATTGCGCATTATTTATTTGAATGTATAAAAAGCCATCATTTCACTAAAAGACCATGACTGATAAACTACAAACCCTTATTGAAAAATACAATAATAATTACTATTTCAAACAAGACCCGATCTCAATTGTAAAAAGATACAAAGAGCTAAGAGATATTGAAATAGCAGCTATTATCTGCTCTACATTAAGCTTCGGAAACAGACAGCAAATATATAAAGCATGTAAAAAGACAATGGATATGATGGGGACTTCGCCCTATAAATATCTAATGGATAGCAAGTATTTAGAATACAGAAATAGCGACGAATGTTGGTATCGTATGCTAAAGATGCGCGATTTTGCCATTTTATGTTTACGTTTAAAGAGTATATACGCAACATATAATTCAATGGAATTGCTACTCTTAAATAGTAATGATTATGTGGAGACTCTAACCAATGTTTTTTATGGCTGTAATGGAATCCCTAAAGATAATAAATCGGCGTGCAAGCGAATTTGTCTGTTATTAAGGTGGCTTGTTAGACGAGATGGTAAAGTTGATATTGGCATATGGAGGAATTTAGATCAAAGCAAACTACTATTACCTTTAGATGTACACAGCTTAAATACTTTACGCAAATTAGGCGTGTTAACGCGTAAAAGCAATGATATGAAAGCGGTAATAGAAGCTACTCAATGGGCTAAATCCTTTTACCCTAATGACCCTGCCATTTTAGATTTTTTCCTTTTTGGAGAATCTTACGAAAGAGCGCATCCAGAGGAATTTAAAGAGCCAGAAAGGATTCCTATGACAAATGACCAAATATTGCTTGTCGCTACATATATTGTTATTTATGTCAACGAATTAGCCAATGTATGCGTCATGGACATTAAGCCATCTATTACCAATAAGGACAAGGAGACTCAAAAGATTTATTTTGCAGCGCTTAAACGAGTTAAGGAGTATCAAAGTCGGATGGCTAAGATCGCAGGTGATAATGCAATAGGTATCTATGCTTCTTACTGTGACGCTCTCGACCAAGAAGTATTACCTGTTATCGAGAAGTATCGAATGTCCATTGAGAAATATCTTTGTGAGATAGAAGGGGTTGAAAATCCCTATTTCCTATCAATGGTTGAATTAGCGCGAAGCATAACAAGTTATTCGGTTATTGCAATCTCAAAAAGAATAGCTGAATGTTTGAAGTTTGATGAAAATGCAGTAGCTTTGCGAGGATATAAACAGTCCGAACTATTGAAGATCTTGGAAGAATTATGCAAATGGTGCTTTAGAAAAGCTTCTGATATAAATTACAATGAAAGTGAAGAATGCGTAAATGCCTATAGGGAATTTGACGCGATACTCACAAATCCGGATATTATTTCAACATGTATTATTAACGCTAACGAATTAGAAAACAAATGAAAGTAAAAATTAAGAAAATACATAAAGACGAATTGTGGGAATTTTATCCATTAGACAATAGATACCTTATATCAAATTACGGTAGAGTTTGGAGTACTATAAATAACAGGGAGCTTAAAAACAGTATAAATGGAGCAGGATATTTATGTTGTTTAGGAGAAAGTGTACATAGATTAGTGGCAGAAACATTTATCCCTAATGTGCATAATTATACAGAAGTAGACCATATTGATACAAATAGAAAAAATAATTTTGTTGGTAATCTAAAGTGGTGTAATCATCCCGAAAATTGCAAGAACCCCATAAGTATAAATAAAAGAAAATTAAAAGATGGTTTCCGAGTAAACTTAGGTGTAAGTTTTTCAGATGAGCATAAAAAGAAAATATCAGAAGCGCAAATCGGGAACAGAGGTATTCCAGTAATACAAATGTCATTAGATGGGGATTTTATTAAAGAGTATGTAAGCCTTAATCAAGCTGCGAAACAGAATAATATATCCAGGAGGAATATATCAAGATGTTGCAATGGAATTTACAGTCAGGCAAATGGTTATAAATGGATATATAAAAATAAATGATAATTTTTAGAACTATGGAATTAAAAGAGTATCAAAATCAAGCAATGACTACTTGTATGCCAAGTAGTGAAAATTTTAGTTATATGTTCCTTAACCTTATTGGCGAAGTAGGAGAATTTGCGAGTAAGGTGTCAAAGCAAATTCGCAAAAGCAATATGAACATTGAGGATTCTCAATTAGCATTTACAACTAAAGCAGATATTAATGATTTAGATTGTTTTTATGAGGAATTACAGAAAGAGGCAGGAGATATTTTATGGCAGTTGAGTGGTCTATGCACCGTAATGGGTTGGTCTTTAGAAGATATTGCTCAAATTAACTTAGATAAACTTGCTTCTCGTAAGGCTATTGGAACGATAGACGGTAATGGAGATGGGATAATTAGGGGGAAATAATATAGGAGTAAAACAGTATAGGCATGACACCAAAAATAGACTTTATCGAAGTGGATGAGTTGGAAGAAAGAGAGAGAAATTGTAATGGATACGGAAGCACGGATGAGAAAATTAACCAATAAAGATATGAATAAGAAAGAAGTAATTAAAATGGCAAAGAAATACTCAAGTAAACGCCATATCCAAGATGGGTATTTAGCAGGGTTTCAGGCAGCGTGTAATATCATAAGGCAGAAATATCAAACATGCTATAACGAGGATTTTTGCGATGCGATGGAAGAGCTCGCACAAGTTTCATATATGGATTTAGATATTGATGATTAACGTAAAACAATAAAGAAATGAATATAAAAGAGGCGGTAAAAGACTATATAGAAGACTTCCCAGAGTGTTTTAGATTTAAAAGATCCGACGTTGCGGATGCCTTTGAAGCAGGTGCAGAATGGCAAGCAAAGCAAGGAGATCTCGAATCCATGCTTAGGAAACTAAAGGGGAAAGCGTTAAAAGCTTTCCTCGAATGTGAAGGATACGATGAATTTGAACGTGAAATTAATTCTTTGACAGAATGAGCAATACTGGGTACAAATACATTCATTTTAATAGAAGCAGTAAGAAGTTCCAAGTAAAAATATGGAATGGGGATAGAAACATATATTTCAAAGAATGGAAAACATTGGAAGAAGCTATTAAAGTGAGAGAAGAGAAAATGAAAGAATTAGGATTAACTTTATATTTGGATAAATAAAATGAAGATAGAAATAGATATTCCAGATCCTTTTATTTCGGATGAAAATAGTTATCTCTCCATTAGTGGCGATAATTTCGAATATTGCAGATTTGATAAAATTTATCGTGGTTTACAATGCAACCATGAAAAAGATTCTAAGGAATACTGTGTCCTTCAATCAAAATTAGATATTATATCTGATGAAATCATTAATTTAATAACAAATAAACTCTTATGAAGTATTTTACGATTGAAGAGCTAACGCGCTCAACCACAGCAACGGCAAAAAGCAGGAAGAGAAAGAAAAAACAAGTTATTCACAAGGGGAAGGCATAATACCCCTTAAAACATTTATGAAAATGGAAAAGTTGAATATGAACCTGTTTGTGGAAAAATCAAACAATGTACATTCCAATAAATATGATTACTCGAAAGTAAGCTATATAAACAATAAAACAAAAATTTGTATTATATGCCCGATTCATGGAGAGTTTTTTCAGACACCGAACTCTCACATAACTGGTCATGGTTGTCCAAAGTGTAAATCATGTAATAATAAGAAACTTATTTTTGGGGTTGGTATAAATGATTTAAACGATTACATATTTTCTGACTATAAGTTATCAAAATGTTATACCGTTTGGCATAGTATGCTTAGGAGATGTTATTCAAGCGTATATCAAAAACATAAGAAAAGTTATATAGGATGTAGCGTTTGTAGTGAATGGTTGTTTTTATCTAACTTTTATAAATGGTTTAATGAAAACCACGTGGACGGTTTTGAGCTTGATAAAGATATTCTATTTAAGGGTAATAAAATTTATAGTCCACAAACATGTAGTTTTATCCCTCGGAGGATAAACTGCTTATTAGTGTCATGTAAATCTAAAAGGGGTATTTATCCGATAGGAGTTAAGAGAAATGGAAAATTATACGAATCTTCATGCAAAATCAATGGGAAAGATGTGTATTTGGGATTGTTTAAAAATGCAAATGACGCTTTTTTAGCGTATAAAAAATTTAAAGAATCTTATATAAAGGAATTGGCTACAAGTTACTATAACAATGGTAATATTACAAAAGAGGTATATAACGCTTTGTTAAAATACGAAGTAGAAATAAATGATTAATATGGAATTAAAAGCAAAGAGAATTTTCAAAGGTAGTTTGTATACTATCAGCAAGTTATATGTAGATGGTGTTTACGAATGTGATGTGTTAGAGGATACCGATAGAGATCTTTCGGATAGCATGGATATATCAGAGATAAAGAAAGTGAAACAGTACGGAAAGACAGCTATTCCCACAGGAACGTATGCCATTGATATGGATACTGTCAGCCCTAAATTCAAAGATCGTGGGTGGGCAAAGGTGTGTAGCGGTAAACTACCTCGACTCAGAAATGTAAAGGGTTTCGATGGCGTATTAATCCACGTAGGAAATAAATCGGAGGATACATTAGGATGCTTATTGACAGGATACAACAAAGTGAAGGGGCAAGTCGTAAACAGTACAGTCGCTTTCACTAAGTTATATGAAAAGATGAAAGAAGCGCATGAAAGAGGCGAATGTATTAACTTAACTATCGAATAACATGAGCGCGATTTTTCGTGGGTGCATGTATCTTACAATCCAAATAGACTAAGAAAGCAAGTGCTAAAAATGTGAAAAAACTTTAGTGTTTAGTTTTTAACTACTATATTTGCAGCGTCAGCCACCACTGACACAAAAAGAAGAAATAGTTTTATCTATATATTAATCGGGATTTAGATGCGTGGTGGCTCTATTTCCCGATTTTTTTATAAAAAGCAATATGAAAGAATTAGTATTTAAAGGAGAATCAAATCAAGTTTTAACGAACAGTCTGCTGGTGGCAGAAAAGTTTGGGAAAGAACACAAAAGAGTAATGCAGGATATAAGAGAATTAAAATGCAGTAATCAATTTAAACAGCACAATTTCGTGCTTTCCTCTTATAAGAGTGAACAGAATCGAGAATTGCCTATGTATGTGATGAATAAAGACGGATTTACTCTTTTAGTTATGGGATATACTGGTGAAATAGCTATGAAATTTAAGGAGGAATACATTAAGGCTTTCAATGAAATGGAGGAGATTATAAAAAATGGAAGCTATTGTGTGCCTAAATCATTCCGTGAAGCTCTTTTACTTGCAGCCGAACAACAGGCTCAGATTGAACAACAGCAAATGCGTATTGAAGAGATGAAACCTAAAGAAGAGTTTTTTGATCAAGTAACAGATAGTAAGGACGCATGTGATATGGCAACAGTGGCTAAAGTACTAAACATGGGAGTTGGTAGAAACAAACTATTTGAAATATTGAGAGATAAGAAAGTCCTCCAAGAGAGAAACGCACCATACCAGTCTTACATAGATAGAGGATGGTTTAGAGTCATAGAAAGCAAATACACCAAGCCCAATGGAGACATGTGTGTAAACTACAAAACCATAGTTTATCAAAAAGGCATAGATGGTATCAGAAAGCTATTATCAGAACTAAAGAATGCCGGGGAGTAATACTCCCTATTCTTTTAATCTTTTTAATTCCTCAATTCTAAACAGAAGAAAGCCTTTTATCTTCTCAAATTCAAACTGTGGCATTTCACACATTAATTGATTTATAACAGAGTCTATTTCATACTTCTTGCGTAAAATCGCAAGCTTTACAGAGTCATATTTTACCTTGTTTAGCTTCATGGATTTCATTTTTTAACAAGTTATTAATCTTTTCTTCTGTGAATCCGAATTTCCCGGCAAAAGATAGGAAATTCTTCTTATTCTTTATTGGTATTAATGAAAATAGTGAATTAATAGGAGTATCACTTTCAATGGCTTTTTTAATTTCTTTTTTATTCATAATAATTGTTTTTTGTTTTTGCAACAATCACATAAATATTTCTTTGCCGAATCCCATGTCTTATCTATGATGTAATCACCTAAATATTGTATTTCCTCGCCATGAGGGCTTATATCATAAGTAAGGCATATATGGTCTGCTAAGTGTCCTGATTCATGAGACCAAGTTTTTTCAAACTCTTTTGCACTGCTCGTTCTACCTATAACAATTACACTTTTATGCGCTAAGTGATTAGAAAATGTGAGTCCGTTATTATATCCACATGTAGTTAGATTTTTATAAGCTCTTTTAAGAGACTCCTCTCCACATTCGATATATTCTAATTCCTCTATTACATCTTCAAAATATTTGCAAGTATAATCATAAAAGATAGTGACAGTCCAATCGTATTTATATAAATATATTGTTTCTATTTCCATAATATTTAAAAAGGCACATTTTAAGTGCCTAAAATTAAAGCATATCTTCCCAATTAATGGCTATTCCAAAACCATACATGTCTGCTAAAAAGTGCCTAAAAGCTTTTTCTGTAGATGGATAATCAGGGTCATCAATATACGCTTTAATAAATTTAGCCAGCTGATCTTCGGAGCTTATTACTGTACCCCAATAATCTGCTTTAGCCATGTGTAGAACATACAACCCATTATAACCATTATCTTTTTCAAGTTCAATGCCATACAGTTTAAGCAATTCATCATACTTTTCTTTCGGTATTGGTGTGATTTTCCCTTCTTTAGTTTTCATCATAGATACTGCAAAATCACACATTTTTTTAGAAAAGTTGAATCCATAATTTTGTAGATAAATCCGCATATCTTCCGGGATATTATCATATAAATCAAAACTTGCTCCTTTTTTCATATCTTTTAGTATTAAAGGGGGACTATTATATCCCCCTTAGTTTATATTAGCGACGACGACCACGACCAGAGCCTCTTACACCTCTGCGCTCTCCCATCATTTCGTCATCATCGTATTCATCGTATCTATTCCCGTAAGAACCACCACGACTACCACCACCATAAGAACCGCCTTGTCCGCTACGTTCTCCCATTGATTCCATTTCGTCCCAAAGGGTTTCGAAATCTTCTTTTAGGCATTCAAGACTCTCTTTGAAGTCCTTAAAGGCTTTTCCTAATCCACCTTTTCTTTCGCCTTCCATTATTTCAATCATTCCCATAATATTATTATTTAGAATTTGTTGTTTTGGGTTTATTAGACGTATTCATTTCCATCAAAAGAGATTTTATATCTCCCAATCCATCTTTTACGGATTTAACCTCTTGCTCCAATGAATTAATCCTATCTTCTTGTTGCTTTTCTTTGGCAAATTGAGGATTTAGTTCTTTTAAAATACTATCACAAGATTCTATAACAGATTTATGATATGGAACGCTTTCTACAATTTGCTTACTGGTTTGCATCATTGCTTCAACTTCCGAAATGATAGCCTCTTTCTTTTCGGAAACAATCACATTTGGATAAGCAAAAATTTCACCATTTGCTGGTAATTTTTGAAAGTCTAAAACTTCCTCGCCACATCTTACCTTAATGTCAATAAGCATTTCTGGTTGAGGACTATAAGGTACTGACGGATTATAAGTAGGATATTTAGGGACAGGTGAACTTACAGATTCAATCTGTCCTATCTTAACAGTTGGTCTTTCTCCTTTAGAAAGAACATATATAAAACCACCTTGTCTACTTGATGAAAACATATAATAAACTTTTAATTTGTTTTACATAGACGGGGTTTTACTCCCGTCTATAGATTCACTTACTTGTTGCTAATGTAGGTGCAGGAGTTGTTCCGCCTGTCTGAAAATTGACAAAACGTATAATCCCCTCTCTTTTATTGATAAAAGCAAAGACCTCTTTTGAGTTTGTTATATCAGAACCAATAACATTTGAGCTGTTATGATCTATAACATTTACTTTACTTTCACCATTATTAGAAGAAGAACTCCCTACATTTGTACTATTATTGGACGTTGGAATAGCAATCGTTACAGGCAATGCTTCACCACCTGTTGGAACTGCTTGATTAACTTGCACAGTCACATAACATTCACAAGGAAGCTGATTATACAGACATTTGTCAATCCCATAGTCTACACTCGTCTCTGATAAGGCTACGTTTGTTGTCGGCAACTCAAATATACAGAGTTGTTTCAAACAAGAACGTTGTCTCGTAGGAATAGCTGGACCGGGACCACCTACCCACCAATACGTATCAAAAGGATTTAATGGATTTCCATACATAGATACCTCCTTTCTTAACAACCACAGTTACTATAAGGTGATACACTCATATTAACTGGTACGCTATAGTTAACAGGTATATAGTTACCAGCAGCTGGGATATAAGGAATTGTTATCGTTTCAGGTTGTTTACATTCAATTTTAGCCAATCGAGCACTCAAATCATTTAAAGCTGCACCAAGAGGAGCCGTTGCCTGTCCGACGATCTGAGAGGTCATGGCAGAACTTTTAAATGTGCTATTCTCCTCACGAAGTTTATCAATCTTGTTCTGCATTTCGCGCATTTCAGCCGCACGCTGACCGGCAAGAATCTGCTGTGTGCTATCCTTGATGGAATTTTGCAGATCACAAGTCTGACGTTGAGTTTCATATGCAACAGAAGCAAAGCCTCTTTCCTGACCAGTCGCAACGCCGTTAATGGCATTTTGCAATGTGTTCGTTTGCTGACAGATCGCCAGACGGTTTTCGCAGCAGCATGAAGCAATCTGTTGAGCGATCTGACAGTTACCCTGCTGGATAGCATTGATAATCTGCATTGAGCTTTGACCAACCTGATTCCCTACCTGTTGCACCTGTGACATCACTCCATTGATAGCATTCTGAACCTGACCGATTGAACAGTTTAAATTAGTAGCCAGATTGTTGATTGCCTGTCCGTTCCCCTGAATAGCACTCATTAGTAATTCCCTTCCTGCATCATTGTTAATCAAATTTGGAATACCAGCGACACCATATCCGCCACCATTTCCACCATCGTTACCCCAACCATTACGACCGAAAAGAGGAAAAAGGAAGAACAAGAAGATAATCCATAAGAACCATGAGCCATCTCCGCCAAACCCGTTTCCATTTCCTTTGCTATTCAAAGCCATTAACAAGTTAGGGTCAATACCTTTCTGCTGCAAAAGTGGAGCAAGCATAGCCATCATTCCACTTCCGCTTCCACTCCCTACATCAGGAGTATAAACAACTGTTTTTGATTCCATAAAAAATACATTTAATATAGTCCGACATTGAACTATGTTCTGAATAAACTAAAAATAATGGAATCAAAATACACAGTATTTTTATATTTTTCGAGCGTTGTGTTTCAGCGTGTTATGATATATTATAGAATATATTTGGAGGGTAGTGATAAAACCATTACATTTGTGCCATATATTTATCACTATGACGCTAACAACAGAACAACAACATAAAGTCGATCAGATAGCCAACGAAGTCTATAAATACTTCGGAGTTACAGAGCAAGATATAATTAATCATAATATGAAAGAAAAGCCTTCTACTGCTCGGTATTTTCTTTATTATATATTGCACTATAGCTTAGGCTTATCTTCGGCAACAATCGCGAATATGTACTTTAGAGCACCGCGATGTGTTAAACGTGGTGTTGCTAAAATAAAATTGGGAGTCGTAAGGCACAAGTATTACAATGCTATTTACACCGACTTGATGGAAAGAATCCAGCCTTTGATTCCCGAAGATATTGATAGATTCTTAAACAAATAATAAAACAATGAACGATTTGAAAATTAACAAGGGAGTAATGACTTCGAGAGAGATTGCGGATCTGACGGGGAAGGAACACAAAAACGTAATGCAAGATATTAGAAATCTTGTTGCCCAACTGCCAGAAAAAGATAGGCTGAATTTTCAGCTCACCTCTTATACAGATGCGAAAGGTGAGAAACGTCCTATGTATGAGCTAACAAATTAACTAAAAAAAGACATATGAAAAATAGAATTAAAATTTTCGAGAACGCAGAGTTCGGGAAGGTTAGAGTTAATACAGTGAACAATGAACCAATGTTCTGCCTAAGTGATGTATGTAGGGTGTTAGGATTAACGCAACCATCAAAAGTAAAAGAAAGATTAAATGAAAAGGGTGTGAATACTATTCCTACCCTTACCTCAGGAGGCACACAAGAACTTTTGTATATTAACGAAAGTAATCTTTATAAAACAATCTTTCAGAGTCGAAAGGAATGCGCAGAACGTTTTTCCGATTGGGTAACTTCGGAAGTCCTTCCGTCCATTAGAAAGAATGGAGGATATATCATGGAGAAACAAGATGAAACGCCCGAAGAGCTTATGGCGCGTGCGTTAATGATTGCACAAGAAACCTTAAAGCGCAAGGAGCAAAGGCTGCTCGAAGCTGAGACCAAAATCAAAGAGAATGCTCCAAAGGTTGAATACTTCAATGGGCTTGTCGAGAGAGGGAATAATCTTAATTTTCGTGATACAGCGAAGCTACTTGGGGTTAAAGAAAAAACTTTCATTTATATTTTTATTGATAAAGGGTATGTCTATCGTGATGCAAAAGGAAAACTAAAACCGATAGCCAAATATGTAGGCAAATACTTTGAGTTGAAGGAATGGGTCACCAATGATAAATCTGGAACGCAAACTCTTATTACGGTGACAGGAAGAGAAAAGTTCGCCAGCATACTTAAGGAATACATTTCAGAGAGTTTTAATTGAGCCATATTTAATAAAAACCAATAAAAATGAAAAAGAACATTCTATTTTTAGTATTAGCATTAATGCTTGCATTTTCTTCTTGTTCTAAAGGAGAAGATAGTCATAACGATTTTCTTCTTGAAAACACAACATGGTTGTGCATCGAGAATCAAATCACCATGCAATTTACTTCTGCAAAAGATGTAAAAGTCGAATCAGATTTATGGGCTGACCGCTATGGAACTTATATTCAAAACGAAAAGTCTATTAAATTCTTTGATCTATGGGCATTAATATCAATCACTCCTTATGATTTCAAATCTGCTACCTTGTCAGACTACGGAACAAATATGAAGGTAAAATGCGTAGATAAAAATAATGGAGAAGAAAAAGAGTTAACTTTTGTGAAAGAAGTAGCTAAGTAACATCCCTTTTACTGTCTTTGTAAACAAGAAATAGCAGCAACTTAAATTTCTTAACTCATATCATTTTTTTTAGTGTTAAACATAGAATATAGGTTTAAAGGGTTTATCCCCAAGAGTATGTGAATATTCTTGGGGATGTTTTTTATAGTACAGTTTTTATGCTATATCCTCCAACCGAATTATTTCCTCCGGCTGTAATAACACTTTCCAATTTGCTATTTATATCTCTTAATACTCTTGTTTGTGCGACTAATTCTCCTAATAATGGATTAGCCTCAACATCAAAGCTACCGATAGCAGAAAGCGTTTTTAATTGTACGTTTGAATCAGCTACAAAGAATCGCATGGAGTTTAAAAGTGCTTCAAGAGCTTGCGCTGTTTCTTCTGTAATACCTTTTATACCTGCATTCAAACCAGATAGCTCTTGATTGTTGCCTCCTGGCAAAACACCTAAGTTTTCTACGATGGATTTATACAATGCGTCTAAAGCTCCTTTGGTATCCGTATTAAATTTATCCATGATTCCAGAAAGTTCATCCTTAGTTAAGATGCTATCTTTAACTGCTTCGTCAATCATTCCCAATAGGGGTTTTAATATGGTCTCAGTTCCTCTAAACAACAATTGCTTTTTAACAACATTATCCATAAAGTCTTGGAATGTAGTTTCCAACCCTTTCATTCCATCCCCTGTTTCTTTGAAGGCTTCATACCAAGCATTAGCAAATTCTTGTGCGGCAGATTTAAAGTTTTCTTCCGTTCCGAATCCTCCCATTTCCGCTAAAGCTTCTTCTTTTAATTGCAATTGCAGATCGTGTAGCTTTTCAATTTCTCCTTGCCATTCCTTTATTCGGTTCTTGTCGGTTTTCTTTTTCGCATCTTCGGCAGCTATCATTTGTTCGTATGCCTTTATTTGGGCTTTTACGTTTTCTTGGGCAAGCCTATTTGATTCTTGAAATGTGTCTACAGAATAAGCCGCCTCTATTGACTTTTCAAGCTTTTTATATGCCTTATCCAGATTCTCTATCTTTTCTATTTCTCTCTGTATTTGACGCTCCTTCTTTTTGTCGCCAATATTAAAGAAAGCTCCAATTGTTTTTGCCAAACCAGTAATACCTTGTAGGTATCCGCCAATATCAGCAGGATTTACCATGACTCTCGCGACACCCGATGCTGTATCTCCGACACCCGATAATATTTCTTGGAGAGAACCGATTGAGTCAGCAGCCTTAGCATCCATCTTGCCAAAGACATTTTCCATTGAAGTAGCTACATCAGATATAGTTTGTCCTACTTCATCGGCATATCTACCGATTAATAATAATACAGCTTGAAGTTTATCTTTTAATGTTTCGCCATATTTTATTTGCTTTATTAAGGCTTTTACAACTTCTCCTTGACTTTTCACATTGTTATTTGCAATGTCCAATGCTTGCTGTGCAATCCTTAAATTTTCCTTAGCTAAATTAGCTTCTTTAGAATTAAGGCCATATTTTTTAACCGCAACATCATATTGCTTTTGAGCAGAAAGAACATTATTTTCTGCTAATGTTTGCTGTTGTTTATATTGCTCTAATGTTTTGGATTCATCTGTATATTCAGCCTCTAAATTCTTTTTTTCTTTTAAGTAGCCGATATACTCTTTTATATTAGGCAATAGATCCTTAAACGGATTTCGCTTCTCTATTTGTTCGTCAATCTTTTGCATTTGAGAAGTTATCTCCTTTAATTCGGTTGGAGACAAATCTTTTAAAGACTCTTTCAACGAAATCAATTTAGCTTTCATCTGCTCTAATACGGAAGAAGATACTCTATCAAGATCTTCAAACATCGTAATATAAAGATCGCTTTCTTTGAATTCAGCAAAAGATTGCTTATCTAACTTCTGCCTTGTTTCTTTCTGTATGTTCTTTTTAATCTGTTCCTTCTGAGGTTTTGTAAATTCAGAAGGAATTTCCGCTATCTTCTTCTGCGCTTCAAGCTCAATCTTGATACGCTCCGACATGGATTTTTTTAGATATTGAGAATAATCCTTTAAACGTTCTTCCAAGGAGGCTTTTTCTGCGGCAGTTATTTTGTCCGACGCTTCGTTGTATGCTTTTAATTGCTCCTCGCTCAATGCCTCTATGTCTGGGTATAGAGATTTCAATTTAGCCTTAATATCATCAAGCGTAAATGTATCTATCCCAAATAACTGACTAATTAAGTCTTTATCAAGACCCAATTTCCCTAATTCAACAGTTAATTCATAACCAGTGAAAAGCCCCTCTATTTCTTTTCTTGTCCTTTCTACATCTTTAGCTCTCACGTCTATTTCCACATCACCCCTAAGATCAGAAATTGCTTTTTCAAGTGTCAAGCGCATTTTGGGAGAAACAGAAGACATAAGCGATTCTAACCCTGCTATAATTCCGCTTGGATCAAAATTCATCGTTGTAATCAAATTCCCTAATCCAGCTTCTTTAAAAGAATCCGTATAGTCTTTGCGAGTTTTCTCTAAAGCCGCAGCTTTATTATAATATTTTAGATTTTTCTGATATTCTTGACCTACTTTCTTTAAAAGATCTATTTGTTGTTGTAACGTTTTATTTCTTTCATTTTCTCCTTTATTCGATTTAGGCATTTCACCAAATGCTGTCAATATCTGAGTAAGCTGCTTAACTCTCTCTTTATTGTATTTAAGAGCTTCTTCATTGGTCATCGAAGCATTTAACTGCTCTGTTGCTACATTTAATTTTTCTACATTAGATTGCGAGTCTTTCAGTTCGGCTTTTAGCTTATCAAAATAATCTTTAGTTCCTTGATCTGGTTTTATAATATCAAGTTCAAGCTTATGATCTTCTACATATTTTTTAAGTCGAGCTTGCATCCCTTGATATTGATTTATAATAGGTTTAGATGCTATTTCTACTCCAAACTTAACTGTAAACTCCTGAGATACAAATTTTTTTGTTTCCTCGTCAGCTATATTTAAAGAATTAATATAATCCCTAAGAGTTTCTTGTGCCGCTTTTCTCCCCTCTTCTGTAGCAATATTATAAGTCTTCTTAAAATCCGTAGCAAGTTTCTTTATATCTTCCGACATTTCAGTTCTTGTTTTAGTTAACTTGCTTAAAGCTTTATCGTAATCATTGAAATCAGAAGAATAAGGACGCATTAATTCTCTCAATCCTCCACCACCAGTAGCAGCAGTTTTTCTACCGAGGACATCTAATGCTTTTAATTTTTCAACGGCTGTTCCTGCACTATTTTGTATTGCAACAATCTGCTGTCGGACATCAGGGTCTAAATTTTTAGCTGTTTGAAGAAAAACATTAAGTTTTCCATTTGCATCAAGCCAAATATTACCCATACTATTAGCTTGTTTATTATATTCGGCTTGAAGTTCCGATAACTCTGCTGCCCTTTCAATCATTCCTGTACTAAACCAAGATTCTTGCCTCTTTGCTAACCAATTTAAATAATTAGTTTGTTCTAACTTCTTATTAAACTCCTCTTGTGCTTTAGTCAAATCTACAGTACCATCTTTCTGTGTAATAATACTATTATATACTGTCGGATGATTAATTCTCAATTCTTCTAACAAGGCATTTCGTTTTGCCGAAGATTCGTTGTTTTCTTTTTGAGCATCTGTGTATTCTTTAGTCCCTTCTTTAAACTGCTGCATTGCAGAAGCAGATTCTTTTATTTTTGCATTATATTCCTTAATTTTAGATGAGATAGAATCTATTTCATTCTTTTGTCTTGCTAAAGAATTTGTTAATATGTCATATTTAGCTTTTGCTTCTTCAACCTTACTGTTGTATTCTGTAGCTGCATATATTGCCGTAGCAATACCAGTTGCCAAAAGTAAATAAGGATTGCCTTTTGCAAAAGATAATAAGTTTTTAAGCCCTGTAACTGTTCCTCCGATAGCCTTGTTAACTCTTCCTGAATTGGCGATTATTTCTCCCTGTGATGCCGCGAAAGCCTTATTAGCGATGGTAGCTAAAACTATTTTTCCAGTATATAAAACGAACCCAGTTGCTACGGATTTTAATAAAACTGCAAAAACTTCCCAACTCTCTACAATGCCTCGAACAATCGCAACCAAATCTTTTAGAACACCGTCATTAGCTTTTCCAATCTCGTTAAACATAACATCGAAGCTATCTTGGAGGTTGGAAATTTGACCTTGCAAAGTTTCAGCTTGTATTTCTTGCATATTATAGAAGATTCCTCCGGCAGAAGTTATCCTCTTAAATACTTCTTCGACATCCTCAAAGGCAACCATTCTATTAGATACCATATCGAAGACTTCTCCAACAGATACCATTCGTCCTTCTAATTCAGTGAAATATGTTGCCAATTCACCTAATATATTAATACCAGCTTCACTAAACTGTCTTAATTCCGTTCCACGTAGATAATTAGCTGCCTTAACTTGACCAAAGGCTAAAATCAAGCGATCCATTTCAACACCCAAGCCGCTTGATATATCAGCAAGCATTTTTGTTGTATCGTACAGTTTTTCTGTTTCGATACGATATGCTGCTAATTGCTTTGTATATGTAACCAATTCCTTAACTCTATATGGAGACCTAACAGCCAATTCGACAACTTGATTAAATAATTGGTCAGCTTGATCTTTGTTTTGAAGAATAGCTTGTAATGCGCGGTTCTGCAATTCAAATTCCCCTCGCACCTGTACTAATTTACCAATATACCCTTCAATTGCGGCCACACTGAAAAGAAGACCTAACTTACGCTCCAATTGTGCAGAAGTATCGAGTATGCGACTTTGATTTTTCTTCAAATTGTTCATGCTGTTTGCTGTAGCATCATTAACCGCATTTAGTCTTTGGGTTTCAGCAGTTATTCTCTGTAATTGAGTCGTATAATTTCTGCCAGTAGCATTTAACTGTTCTTGGGCGCTTCTTAATTTGGCTAATTTATTAATACGTTGGGCGATGGTACCCTCAGATGCAGCCATAGCTCTATTATAAGCTTGCATGGCTTGTGCAGCTTGCTGATCTGATTTCCTATTTTGTTCTCTATTAAGTTTTTCTTGTGCTTTAGCTAATTTCTCTGCTTCTGCCGCAGCCTTCTCTTCAGCTTGCGCCATTTTATAAGCCTTCTCAAAAGCTGCATCCATCATCTTCTGTTGCTGTTGTAAAGCCGAACTTCCTGTTTTGAATGAAGAATTTAATTGGTCTAATGCAATAGAGGCGTTACCGATTGTTTTTTTGTAATTTTCCCAAGAAGCGGCTGTAGCAAGAATGCTTCTTCTTTCTTGCTCTAATACAGCTAATTCAGCTTGAATTTGAGGAGTAAGTGATTTCCCTGCTGAGGCTTCTTTCATTGTAGAACCACTGATAAATCCGCCTCCCTTATTCTTCAAATTAGCAATTTGAGAATCTAATTTAGATACTGCCGAAGTCGAATCATTTAACAAGTTTTTTAGCGATTCTATTTTTTTATTGATAACATCGACGGGAGATTGGGACACTCTATTTAGTTGCTCTGCCACATTAGCCACACTTTTAGCTACTTTTTCTGTGCCAGATGTATCAAGCTTAGGCATCAAATCTTTAATGCCTTTATTCGCTGTTTTTAATTGTTGTAATAATGGGTTAAGACCATCGGCCATTTCTTGAAAAGCCGACTTCATTAGCTTTTTAGTGTTCTCACTCGTTTTAGCTAATGTCTCTATTTTCTTATCTGTTTGATCCAGTTGCTTTAATACATTTTCTGGTATCTCTAAAATATATCCTTCTGCCATCGTTTTTATTCTTTAAATAATGGGAATCCTAAATCACTTAATAAATCTTCTGCGGAATTGATTACAGTTACATTGTCCTCGCTTTTATTTTCAGGTAAATAAACAACTTGCGTTGAATCATGGGACGCTAAAGCTATTTGAGCCATACTCATTTTCCACATGTATTCGTCTATGGTCACAGAAGGATAAGCTTTAAGAAAGTCAAACATCTGTCCATAGCTTGTCCTGGCTACTATTATTTTTGTTCGTTCATCCTTGTCTTCCTCTGTAGAGCCATCTCCTTGAATATCTGAGTCGAGTTGATAATGTAAAAAAAAACATCCACATTTATCAAATTCAGTATTTCAAATAACAACTGTCCCCATTCCTTTTCATCACATTCCCAAAAAAGGGTTTCGTATACTTTTTTATATGTTACTTCATCTTCAATATCTTCTTTCTTGTTAAGAATAGCCAATGTAATAATCCTACAAACAGAAGGTAAATTAGACGCTAATCCTTTTAACACATCACTATACGATGCTTTTTCTGCTTTACTTATTTTAACTGCTTCTTCTGCAATCATCCACATTACGGCAGGCTTCAAAGACTTTATAGCGAACTCTGTTTTTGACAACTTAACTAAAGTTGGGCTATCTGTCATAATTTGCGCTAAACGCTCCATTGCTTCATCAGAAACAGGTTCGTTGATTGATTTTCTTTTTATATTTTCTTTCATGTTATTACTTATGAAATAGGGGGAAGGAGTTTAATTCTCCCACCCCCTCCTATATAGTTAGATGATATTACTTTTTCTCGCTCTTGTTTTAGGAGACAATAAAATAGCGTCTTCTCCGTTCAGGATATTTAGGGAATTAGCCGGAGTTACCGATTCCCTCGTTACCCCCCCACAGTTGTAGGAATAGTATAATCGTAGTCGATCATAAATGGAGTCATAACTTTGCCAGAACCATTTGTCATCTCTAACAAAGAACCTGTACCAGCCAATGCAATTCGTCCAATCGAAGTACTCAAAGAGTCAATTGTTACTGTCGGACTCATTTGTACTTTAGGTAGAATACATGCGATGTATTTTCCATCTGTGCCCTGGAATACCAAAGCAAATTCAGCATATTTAGTGACGTAACCACTCGGAGCATATACTTTCTTAGTATCCGTACTAACTTCAAAGCCCAAAAGATCTTTCAATAAATCGGGCTGCAAGTCAGCAATCTCTGTAGCTACAGAATACTGTCCAGCTTGGATATTATTAATAATTGGTGCAGAAGACAATTCGTTTTCTACAGGATTTTCAGTATTTTCCTCCTGTGTAATAGAGGTTGAATCTCGGATAATTTCCTCACATTGATATACATTCGTTCCTTTTGTTGTTTCATCTGTAAAAGGAGTAATAAAAATGTATTTCGGGTTAAAAACCTTCTTCGACTTTGCGGATGTTTTTACAACTGTTGTTGCCATAATTTTTATTATTTAAGCGGTTAAAATTTGAATTTCTACAATATTGTAATGTAATTTAGCATTGGAATCATAGCCTGAACGCGTACCTCTCCTGATTAATTGATAAGCAGGATTTTCATTTGAAAAAAGTATTTCATTCAAGGTAGTTTCCATTTTAGAGAGTATGGGAACGTTTTTTGCGCCAGAGGACATTGGCTTGGCATATAACCAAATTGCTATTGTGCCAAAACCATAAGCCGACAAGTCGCGTATCAAATAAGAACAATCAACCAAAAGTAAATCTTTCCACGAGTCTTTTATAACTGGCGGCAATGTATCAAAGAAAACATTTGCTGAAACCTTATTCCCCAACAAGGAATCAAGGTAAGCTTCTATATTTGATATGTTTAACTTATTTTTATCCATTTCCTATTGTCTTTACTTTTGAACCTTTTATCTTCGACGATAATAATGAAATATCATCTCCAATCATAAAGATCACTTTATATTTTCTTTTTAAAGGAGATTCGCCTGCCTCTAATATTCCCCCATAGAACAAAGCAACAGCAACTACTAATTGCATCCCTTTAGATGGTGGATTATATTTAGAGAAAAACTCCTCAATTGACTGTCTTCCTGTTATGTAACGCCCATTAACTTTTACACCCTTATCCGTAGCTAAACGATCTAAAAATCTTGTTGTTTGCGGATATATTTTTCCGTTATAAAAGACTGCGCTACCGTAACTATCATGGAGGTTTTGAGTTTCGTTTTTACTATAATCCGCTTCTTCAAAAGCCTGATGTATCAACTTATCTCCATCGGAAGCCAGTTTCATGGCTAATTGATGTACATAATTAGAAGAAACCTTCATTATTCTTCCTGTGTATAAGTTGTTATGTAAACCGAAACACCCCCTAATTGAGTTGGGAATAAACCAATTACTCGACCTTCGACTGACATTCCAAACATTTCCCCTCTGAATAGCATTCCTTTTTTTATGGTAATGCCTTGTTTTTTATCAAAAGGATAATATACTTCAAAAGCATTTGAGATGATAGTATTATCACTTTTCTTTGCTTCTTGTATATCACATTTGGTTTCTAATACCAAGATTTCCTCTTCGACTCTTTCCGTCAACGGCTTAGTCATATCTATGTCGTATGTATAGAAAGAACCATTGAAAGGATATTCTTGTATTAAGTCTCTGTCAATAATCATTAGTCATATTCATTAATCCATTGTACACCCAAGTTTGATAGCTCTGATAATTTAGGATCGTCCCATTTCTTATATAACCCAATTAAAATATTATAGACTTCTTTCTTTGTATCATAACGCTGGCTCCCAATCGTTTTCGTAAATGCGCCATGCTGCTGAGTTGAACTCGCAGTATAATTAGGGGCTGTATAAATCACGAACAATAAATCAGCAAGACAAAGATCTTTTTGTTTTTCTGTCAAAGATTTATAATCTGTAACGTCGATAACTTCTCTTTCTATTGCGATACGGGTTAAGACTGCCCTGTCAAAGACAAAGGCAGTCAAACCAGAAAGATATTCTATAACATCAAATTGCGCCATATTAATTCGCTACTGTTGTGTCAACAATGACATGGTACGGGAACTCGTTCAATGACGGAACAGCCGACATAATCAAATCGGTATGCCATTCTTTATACATTCCATTAGGTACAGTTGTATTTACCAATGTATAAATACCACCTTCCATCTGAGCGAATGATTTAGTAATGGAATTATTACCGTATTTTTCAAACATTACTACGTCCAAAATATCAGTATACTGAATTTCCCCAGCAAATCCCGCAGGGCGTAGAACAGCAGCTTTCGAATCCCATCCATTAACAAACTTACCAGTCATATTATCCCAACTGATGTCCTTTTGTTTTTCAACAACAATCTCAATTGGAGACAAATCGGGATAATTAGCATAAACAACACTGTTGAAGATTTCCTCAGTAACAGGCATTGAGTCCAAGAAAACCTTATCATTTAGCGTATAGTATTGTTTCACCAGCTCGCGAACTTCTTTGTTCTTCAAAACGACATCCATATACATCTTATACGGAATCTGCCATTTCATTGGGCCATTATAACCTTTTGTATCGCGGAAGTCAACCTCAATAGTACGCATTTGGCTAAGCAAATTACAATCTGCGGCAGTCCAAACCTTAGCACCTGCTTTCTTGAAGTTTTCTGCCGGGATTTCTGCTTTCTGCAAAGCGCCCTTCATTCCACGTCCAAAATTATAAGAACACTGACCTTTTGAAATAAGCTGTGCGCCCAAATTAGTTAAGGTCTGGTCAGCAGCGTCGATCTGCATCTGAACATCGTCCATCCATTCGCTAATCAAGAAAGCGTCATTCCCGAATTGAGCAAAAAGACGTTCTTTGTATTCACGCTGCGGAGCAGTTTCTACAATACCAGGAGCAATAAAATCAGGGATAGTAGCGGAATACCAAGAAATTCCCTTGTAATCCAAAGGTACAGAATCGCCAAGGGGTGCACGCATATCCATCATTGGAGTTGCGGTTCTGTCTTTAGCCTGTACTGTAAAGGTTGCAGTACCATCAGCTGCTACGGGGGTAGCATTGCTGGCTTTCGTAAATTGGGTTTTCCACCATCCGTAATTTGTGCGAAGCAAACCCGATTCGTCAATCAAAGAGCGCAAAAAACGCACATCAGAATCAGTCCACAAACGAGCATATCTATTATTATTAAAATCAAACTTTGGCATTTTCTATTTCCTTTCTTTTAAAGTTCAAACCATCCGGTTACTAATGATTTATTTCTCGCGGCAAGTACACTTTTGGGAAGTGGAGACATCCTGTCAATATAAGCAATACCATGAAGCACAGGAGTCATAAAATATCTTGCTCCATCAAAATCATTATCGCCTGTTACTGGCTCATAAAGGAAATCATAATCCGCAGGACACATTGCATTCGGATTTGTAACCATCGGTTTTTTGCCAGAACCTGCTTCAACTGCCTCAACAAGAATATCATCTACGACTAAATCAGCCAATGTAGCAGAAAGAGTAACCTTCCATACATCCTTAGACGCTTCAACAGTCGGTTCTACTTTTGTTACCGTAACCGCAGTACCCGCTCCATCAATAGTAGCAGGAGCTTTCATCAAAACATCTCCTACAAAAGGGATATGTTTATATCCATCTCTTGTTAAATAGATAACGACGTCAGAGGATGTACTTGTCGCTTTGCTTACAACATAAGTCTTCAAGATATAACCTGTAGCACCCTTTTCACCGTCCTTATAGCGATATTCAATCAAATCGCCTGCATACATTTTGGCTGTTCCCTTAAACGGATTCATAATTTTACATCCGAAAGTAGGGAATACAAGTTCATTCTTGTTGCCTTGCAGCTTAACAAAAACGTATCTTGCGCCACCAATTTCACCTCTTCGTTGAAGAAGAGTCTTTCCTAAAAAGACACCTGCATCGGTAGAATACATATTTTCTCTTTTTTTTTAATTTAAAACTTCTTTTTTACGTTCTCTCATTTTCTTAATATCATCCCACGTATCGGTTGCGGCTGCACTTGGGGTTTCCAAAGATTGTGGGGACATTGAAGTCGTGAAATTAGCCTGAGATTGATTGTAAATTTTCACATAAGAGTCAAGTTTTGCGTCTACGTCGAATTCTTCTGTAATATTAATCTCTTGAATGAAATCATTAATCCATGAATCGTTTTTAACGCCTTTAGTTTTTAATTTGCCTTTCAAATCTTGTTTCTTCTGAGAAATAACTTTCTCTCTCTTTTCAGCTTGCAATTCCTGTTCCAACTGTGCGAGTCTTTTTTCAAGTTCGCTTGTTCCTTCCGCAGGTTTCTGTGTAGTCTGCTGTGCGGCAGGTGATGTAGTTTGAGACTTGTAAGACTGTACGAAATCCGAATAATCTTTTTCCATGTTGCCATTTGCGGTTTTGAATAACGGCAATGCTTTTGACATAAAATCAGTCAATTCGGTTTCTTCTGTTGCTAATAATGGGGTTAGGGTTTCTAACATCTCATTAATACTTCTCTCTGTTAAACGTAGGGTTTTCCCACCTTCTGTCAGAGCACCTTTGAGGTTTTCAAAGGCTTGCTGTTTGGTAAATTTCATACTTCGTTAATCTTTTAATTTGCATACAAAATAAAGCTATATATTCAACAATATAGAAAGATATAGGACTAAACTTTATCACTGGTGACAACATTTATTCATTAGTTCAAAATATTCGCAAATTTCTATAGTATTTTTGCATGTATATGGAAACAACAGACAAAGATAAAGAATCAAAGACCAAAATAATTAAGCCACAACCAGGCTTTCAAGAAAAGTTTGTGTGCTCGAATGTGGATGTAGTGTTCGGAGGCGGTACGTTAAACCCGCAACCCAAGGACTGTCTTGTCTCTACTCCTAATGGATTTGTAAAAATAGGAAGTCTAAAAGCAGGCGATGTTATTACAAATCCTCTTGGAGGGAATCAGACTGTTAATTTCGTGTTAGACAAAGGAGTACAAGAGTGTGTTGAATTTACTTTGCAGGACGGAAGAAAGGTAAGAAGTGCCCTATCCCATCATTGGATGGTAAAAGAAAGGCATGGTTATATTTGGGATATATCCGCCAAAGATATAATTGACTATATAGAAACAAGCAAACGGAGAGATAAAAGACATGTAAATAGGCTAAGGATTCCAATGTCCGAGCCAGTTGAATTTAGCGATATATATAAAAAGCAAAGGAAAATACATCCTTATTTATTAGGAGTGTTAATTGGAGATGGCTGCTTATCAGATAAAATATATAGAGCCGATATTGGGACTAATGATATTGAAGTTATCGAAAGGGTTCGGTCTTTGGGGTATAATGTAGTTAAAGATAGTATCAATCCAAAAAGTTTGCATTATTGTGTAAGAGATAAACATGTTGTATCAGACTTGAAAGAATTAGGGCTTTGGGGACATTTAGCTGGGAGTAAATTTATTCCAGATTGCTATAAATATGCGCCCATCGAAGATAGAATGGAACTTTTAAGAGGGTTGTTTGATACAGACGGATGTTGTTCTATTAGCAAAATTAGGAAAAATGGGAAAGTTCAATACAATACTATCAGCAAGAGACTGGCAAAGGATGTGCAAGAAGTCATTTGGTCTATTGGAGGCAAATGTAGGGTATTCTCAACAGCTCCTACTAAAAGAATGTTTTATGACAGAGAAATAAACTGTGCAGAATACTATACATTGCGAATCTGGACAAAGGACGATAAAGAACTATTTCACTTAGAAAGAAAAAAAAGAAATACCACTTCGGAAGATAACAAGAAAGTAAAAACTTTCTTAAGTATAATGGATTATAAAATCCTCCCTCCGGCAGAAGTATGTTGTATAAATGTTTCAGGGGAAGAACATTTGTATTTAACTGATAATTATGTTATTACAAGAAATTGCGGTAAAACATTTAGTGCGATTTTGTCAGTTGCAGAGCCAAGTTTAGACCCTTCTTTCCGCGCATGTTTTACTCGTAGGACATTTGGTGAGTTGAACATGGGTGGCGGACTTGTAGATGATTTTGAATCAGCATTCGGTAATGGAGCGCAAGTTAGGAAAACAAATCCGCCAAGAGTAACATTTCCATCGGGATCTTTTGTTGAAATGCGTCAAATCAATGATGAGAATATCAAAAAGATAACGGAGCAATGGAAAGGTGCGCAGTTTGACCTTATATATATGGACGAGTTGACCTCTTATCAATTCTCTACTTTTAAATACCTTCTGACCAGAAATAGAGGTAAAGGTTCTTGGACAGGTAAGTTTAGAGGCACTACGAATCCGAAGAAAGATTCTTGGATTAGAAAATTCCTTGATTGGTATATTAGTCCAGAAGGTCAGATTATTCCTGAACGAGATGGTGTAGTTAGATATTTCTATATTGCTGGAGATACCATAGACGATGTTATTTGGGGAGATACCAAAAAAGAAGTATACCAGAAATGTAAGTTAGACATTGACAAGAAGATAAAAGCTGTAGGAGGAACGATTTCTTATGAAAACTTTATCAAGTCTTTTACATTTTATTTGGGTAGAATGTCCGAGAATAAAGCCATTCTCGATGGCAACATGGACTACGTAGGTTCTGTTGCTGCATCAGGAGGTAGAATGGCTCAACAATTATTGGAAGGTAACTGGAATGTTGACTTGGAGGATGAATCAGACGCTCCTATTCCGTCCCATGTTGCAAGAAGTACATTTATGAATGACCCTCAAAGGAATGGAGACAGATGGATTACTTGCGACTTGGCAGACTTTGGAACGGATAACATGGTTGCTTTGGCTTGGGATGGATTTCATATAATGGATGCTCTAATCTTGGGTAAAACGACGCCGCGAATGAATGCGGATAAGCTTTCTTTATTTGCAGCAAAGTGGGATGTAGCAGATTGCCATATAATATATGATGGTATCAACGGACGTTACCTTTCTGATTATATTCCAGATGCAATTGCATTTCTTTCTTTTAAAGCGCCAAGAGGGATGTATGGACGTTCCGCAAGAAGCTTAAAAGACGAATGTTATTTACGACTCAAATACATTATTAATAATAGATATCTGTCTTGGGAAGAAGAAGTCTTACAAAGAAGATATACGCATAATAAGATGAAAGATGAAATCACTATTGGCGTTGAATTTGTAGAAGAATGTACTGTCGTTCGGTTTAAGACAGAAGCAAGCGGGAAACATAGACTGGCCACGAAGAAAGAGATGAATCAAATGTTGGGAAAGGGACGCTCTATGGACTTATTAGACCCATGTGCTATGCGAATGTATCCTGTTTTGGAATATCAATATGGCGATGAACTTATCGAGACAGCAGTCGATTTTGAAGAAAGAGAGAAGCAATATATTCCCAAAGACAATATATATAGAGATGATTTTTGGGCTTAATTCATTGTAATTCAATTATTTTTATTAACTTTGCAATATAAAAAAGTAACATGGATACCAACGACTTTAAAAAAATAACTACCGATGCTAAAAACTTGGGACATGATGTCTCGATGCAAGATATTGCATATGTGTTTCTCTGCGAAAGTTATGAAAACGCAGAGATTGCATATAAAGTGCTATTCGGGAAAGAGTCCATAGATGCGGAGGTGAATAAATATAAGAAATCAAAAAAGATTGTTTTTTTAACAGACTATATAAAAAGCAATTATATTAAGCCTTCTAAGAAAGCAGAAGTTGAATTTTCGACAGAAGAAGATATGGATCTTTCTTTTGAGGAAAACAAGAGCAAGATGATCTCTCTCTTAAATAAGATTGAGGAGTTGGTTGCTTCTGGCGACATGTCTGCGAAAGACGCTGTTAAATTAGAGGCTGAAATTAGAACCAAACTGAATGATAAATTCTCTGTTGATGATCAATCGGAGCAAAGTAATGTTATCGTCGTTGAACCAAAATTTAATCTTATTTGTCCGCATACTAACAGGGAGTGCTATGTAAATAGCAAAGAGCAAGTAATGAAAAGATATAATTTGATCGAAAAAGAATAATATGGCAGAAGACAGAACAAAAATAGATCATTTGATTGCTAATCCGCAATTGTTATTACAGAAAAAGCCTTTCTTTAGAGGATTGCAGATAAATGCGCGTTATAATCCTCAAAACGTAGACTTGAATCAAACTATACAAGTAGACACTCCGAAGGTGAAGAAAATGGTTATTTCACAAGATGAATATCTTCAAGAATTAAACCCATACTGCCACAAAGTCTTATTTGATGATAACGTGCCAAGTATTACAATGAAGCTTTCAAAAGAACAAGGTGGAGGCTGGGCTACTATCGAATATAAAAAGATGGCAATCTCTTTTCAAGAAAATATAAAGAATAAGCAAGTATTGCATCTTTGCGGTAATCCTCTGAATTTCACATTGATGGAAACTAATCCTACAACCAAACAGAGCGAAGACTTTATTACCTTTAAGCAGTATTGGGATTTAAGAAACCAAGATGGCATGAAGACAAAAATGGTTGATGCTCAAAAGTCGGTTGGAGATGCAGGACTTCTATATTATTTCGATAGGAAAGGAGAGATTAAATCGCGATTGCTATCCTACATGGATGGATATGTTCTCTGCCCGCATAATGACGATAACGGTGATAGACTATTAGAAAGCGTTTATTACAAAAAGGACGATATTGAATATATTGATTCTTATGATGATAGATATATGTATCGTCACATGAATGATGGAAGCGGTGCGGATGAAAACGGCTGGAAATTAATATTTAAGAACGAACATGGATTTAGCGAAATTCCTCTGATTACTAAAAGAGGCAAAGTCGCTTGGGATGATGCTCAAAGCTCAATTGAAGCCTATGAAGTGTTATATAACATATTCTTAGTGATTCAGAAAAGACATGGATGGGGTATATTATATATCAAAGGGCGTTTTGATAATGATGGTAGAAAGATTGCTGGTTCTGTTATCTTGAATGACAGAAGTGATGACGCTAATAGTGATGCCAAGTTCCTTACTCCACCAACTCCGGAAGGAACTATTGAAACGCTGAATCTCTTAGAGGAAACAATACAGAAAGGATCAAAAACGACATTTATTCTTCCGAAAGATATTAAAATGTCAGGAGATATTTCTGGTATTGCCATCATGCTTACTCAATCATTGGATATAGAGAATGCTCTTCAAGGCGTTATTGAATGGCAGAATGTAGCTGATAAAATGTGTCGCTTATTCAAAGAGGGATTAGCTAAGGAATTGGTGAATAAAGACATTCAACCAACTGCTATTACAGACTTCAATAATATTAAAATTAATGCCAAATTCAAAGTATGGAGACCTCAATCTGATACAGACTTTGCACAAATGTTGGTTACTTTAAAATCTAATGGCTTATTGTCAGAGGAAAGCGGCATTGAATTAAGTCCAGTATCTTCTCCTGATGAAAAGGCAAGAAGACAGAAAGAAAAAGATTTAGAGAGGAATTTAGAGATAGAAAAAGAAACTATTATTAATAATTCTAACAATATTAAGGAGGAAGAAAATGTATAACGACGTAATAAAACAAGTTTTAGAGATTCCAGAAAGCCCCGACCATTTTACTTTGTCTGATCGGAATCCATTTTATGTATTTCCACAAAAGAAAGATGATACTGCACCCGATGTTTTTAATATTCAGGCTGAATGTTCTGCGGCAAGAGCAAGTAGTGCACCTGTGAATATTCCTTTGGTTTGTAATCAGTGGAATGTTATTCTTCTGCAAGGCATACATTTAACCGCAGATTTAAAAACCAAGTATAAGTTATTTGCAGGGGTAAACTATTCTTATGAGCCATGAAAATAGGAGTTGGAATAGGATTGTCGTATCCTAAATATGCTACATTTGTAAATAAGGGAGGGCAAACTTCTCCTTTTCACCCGTCCCTTGTAGATTATTGGAACTTTAAAGGTAAGAGCAATTTTGATAAAGATAGGAATACTATCAAGGGAATAAAAGGTGAATTATTGACCGCGTATAACTTCGGTTGGAGCTTAGGCAGTGGTTATGGTAAATATACTATGAATTATTTAAATAATTTAAATAATTCTAAGAGCCCTGAAGACATTATAATAACAGATTCTTCAATAACCAGATTAAAAGGTGAAGGAAAAATATCCTTTTGGGTTACAGGGAATAAACTTCCCACAGGTATAACAGTTATTCCTTCCTATAGAATCAATGTTACAGGAGAATGGGAAACTCCTCCGGAATTTACTTATTATGATGGAGATAACGCATCTATATCACATACAATTACTTTAACTCACGGCATTAACATCATCCCTGAGATAACAATAAATGTAATAACATCAATATCATCCACTATATATGGTTTTAGTACTTTTCAAAATGGAGATGTCACTATTGAACAAATTCCAGAATATGAAGGGGCAATAGTTACAGATGGTGTTGATGATTATCTGAAACTTGATAAGGTAGGATATAAGATAGGAACTGTTATAGTTAAATTTGTTCCTATTAAGTTTAATGTTGGTTGGAATACAGTTTTTGATAATAATAAATACGATAGCCCTAATAGGAATTTTTTAGGTTATTCTTCTACCATAGAAAATAGAGGTACTACTATGTTTGTTTCTAATTATGGCGATTATCTTGCATTATATCATAATACGCCTAAACAAGCTAATGACTCACTTTATATAAGTAGCTCTTATACAGAATCGTTTACAGCTAAGGAGTTTTTTTCTATGGCTCTATATGATATTGCTATATATCAAGACGTTCTGACCGCTGAAGAAATTCAGAAAGAAATCAACGTCATGGAATATGGTACTCCAAATCCAGTGTTCGCATTGAACTTTGATAATTTTGCCTATAAAGCCGTTGATTATCCTGAATTTGCTACTGGCAAAGTTACAACAAACAAAATTGTAATAGATAGTACAACTACACAAATGAATGGATTTATTGTGGCTGCTTATAATCCAGAATTAACAACAGGAGATGCAATTGAACTACCATCTTATAAAGTAAAAGTCACAGGAATTGACGCATATGGTAATCTGGGCGATGGTTATTGGGCAGTTGCGTTAATGGGAATGCCTATTAATGCGTCACAAGACCCTTGGGTTTATCTGTTTTACAAAGATGGAATTTATGATATACCAGCAATATCATTAAGTGAAAGTATCTATAATTTAGCAGTGATGTGTCAAATAATGGTTGACAAGCCTATTGAAATAGAAGTTCTTTATGATAGTAGTATAACTACTAATTTTCCGAGTGTTAAACAAATACTTCCTTAAGATTATGAAATTTGCAATACTAACAAAAGAGTGGTTAAACAACAAAGGCGTTGTTATTCAACCAGAGTGGAGACATAATATAGCTGAAACTGAGTATATTCTGCATCAAGAGATGATTAGTCCTTTGTTGAATGATACAGATAATATTACTTTTTACGAGTATGATAATACTGAGTTTATTAATATAATCAATAGTTCTTCTTGGGTATTGCCAGAAAGGGAAGAAATACTCCGCAGTTCGCGTCGTCGATAAAAAGTCGATTAGATAATTGGATATTGTTTTTAATTGATTATCTTTGCAATGTAGAAGCTGAAAGTCAGTCGGGAACTCTTAAAAATGGGAGTTTTCGGCTTATCTTATACTCACCAGTATCTTTTTAGTTCACTTTTTCATTCTTTTCTTTATCAATATCTAACAAATTGCTATATTTGTATTTAAATTAAAAAACGTTTTTTAGAATGGACTGGACAACTATATTAAATTATATTATCGGAGGAGGTGGATTACTAACGTTCACGCTTTCTGCATATAAAGCGAGGCCAGAAAAAGTTTCTTTCGAAATAAAAAATCTTAGAGAATTAGTCGAAGAGATAAAGACTAATGCAAAAGAAGAAAAAATAGAGTATGAAGAAAAGATGTCTAAATTAGAGCGTAAAGTAGACGAATTAGAGCTTAAGGATGAAATAAAATCAAGAGGTATAGCTCAATATCTAAGATGCTCTTATCCTCCAACAGATAAAGAATGTCCAGTCGCAGTTTTTATTAATCGCTCCGAGGATATTATGAAACGTAAGACAAAAGAACTAAAAGAAAAAAGAGAGACAAATGAGCAATAACATTTTACTGACAGTATACACTTATGTAGATGGGGTTTCTGATACTCCGTTTCCTAATGCGGAAAATCCGTTAAAAATCAAATATACTTATAATGCTCAACGAATGGGGAGCAGTTCTTTAACAGCTACGGCAATGTATCCGACTTGCCTTGATGATCTATGGGTGAGTGGGAAACAATACGTAGATTTCAAAGGAGAACGATATTTCATTGTAAAAACGCCGTCTTCTTCAAAGAGTAACGACGATGTTAGATACAAACATGAATTAGAGTTCTTGTCCGGCAGAAGTGTATTGGATAATGTGTATGTATATGACGTGGTTACTGGTGACGCAGGGAGCACAGACCGTTATGTAAGCAATAGCACAAAAGTTCTTTTTTATGGCGATATTCAGGAATTTGTAGCAAGACTTAACTTCTCTCTTGAATATAGTAATTTAGCATATCGCATTGTTATTGATGAAGGTATTACTTCCGAAGCAAAACAAGTTTCTTTGGAGAATGTGTTTTTTAGTAATGCTTTACAAGAAATATTCAATATATTTGAATTGCCTTTTTACTTTGTCGGAACAACGATTCATGTCGGATTCACGAACAATGCAATCACGCATACATTCAAATACGGAAAAGATTTCGAACTCTTATCTGTAAGCAAAACTAATGCTAACTATAAAATAACCAATAGAGTTACAGGTACAGGTAGTTCCGATAATATTCAATTCTATTATCCGAATCCGAGCAACGATAGAAAAGCCATAGAAGAAGCAGGAGGTACATGGATTACTCCTTCACAAGTATTAATGCCTCCAATATATAGACAGACAAATGGAGCAGAACGTTTTTATAATGCTTTAAATAATAAATATATTAATCCTGATACAGGTGATTATTATACCTTTGAGAATCTTTATTTGCCGACAAATCCTAAAGAACAAATAGTCGATTTCTCTTATATCAAGCCAAGTATTAAAAATGCCTTAAACAAAGCTGGTGTAAGAATGGATATGATTAAAGCAATCGCCTTTGATCAGAACGACGACGATTCAATAAACAAAGACACTGGTGAATATGTTCACTCTTACTTTTATGTTAAACTAAATAAGTTTGACGGAGACTTTGGTTTTAACTTATTTGATCAAGCTTTAGTCGGCAGTGATGCAACTGTCTCGATGACAAGTGGGGCTTGTGGGGCTTGTAATTTCCAAATTGGAGTAACAGAAATTACACAAGAAGGGAAACAAGTATTCAGGAATCCTGTTCAAGTCGATAGTAAAGGCGATATTGTTCCTGGTGATTATGCACAAAAGGTTAATGTAAACAATCTGCAACCACAGCAGCAAAATACAATGACCAATGAAGTGTGGATTGCCCTCAAAAAGGATAATACTACATTTGGTATCGTAATGCCTAATGCAGGTAATAATATAAAACCAAGTGTCGGAGATAGCTTTGTCTTTTTGAATATTGATATGCCACAAGCCTATATAACGAAGGCTGAAAAGGAATTAGAAGAAGCTATCATTAAATATATGGCAAATAATAATAGGGAAAAGTTTACCTTCTCTATTAAATTGAGTCGTATTTTTTTAGCCGAAAATCCGAGCATTGGGAATCTGTTAAACGAGAATGCGCGTATAGATTTAGAATATAATGGGCAGTTCCATCAATTGTATGTTTCTAACTATACACTTAAGGTTGATGAAAATGTATTGCCCGAAATTTCAATTCAGTTAACAGACACTCTGACCATTGGCAAGAACTCTCTTCAAACTGCTATTGATGGAGTAAAACAAGATATAATGAACTCTATCGGAAGTGTGGATTTCCTAAAACAAGGATTGAAATACTTTTTGAGAAAAGACACCAGTGATTACGCAAGAGACTTCATTACTTTTTTGCGCGGATTAAAAGTTGGTTCTTATACCGAAGGAGGCAATAGCGGAGGTATTTTCGCTGTTGATGCAAATGGAAAAACTTACATCGAAACAGACATGTTGAAAGTACGTGCCAAAGCGTATTTTGAGACATTGGAAATAATCAACACGAATAGTATCGGAGGCAGACAGATAATCACTCCTGGCGGAAGTATAACCTGTAATAAAGTTGTTGAAGGAGATACTTATTACCGTTGTTATTTCGTGAACGATGCAGATAATACACCAATTGAAAACAGGTTTAAGGTAGATGACCAAGCTCTATCGCAAGACTTCAACATCAAAGAGGGTATTTATGAAAATGTATCAAATCATTATTATTGGAGAAAGGTTGTAGCCATTGGTGATGATTATATTGATTTATCTAAGACGGATGCTGATGTAAGCAGTGATGTGCCCAAAGCAGGGGACGTTATTTGTCAATTAGGTAACAAGACAGATAAAACTCGCCAAAATGCTATTATATTCTCTGCTGTAGACTTTTATTCTCCAAGTATTACTTTATACGCTGGCATTGATAACTATTCCTACGTGAACAAAGAATATGTTTCTTATGGCGTTGACAAGACAACAAATGAAGCCTTCTTTAATGTTTACGGACGAATGTATGTAGGAGATAGGAACAAGACTTCTTACATGCAATATAGCGAAAAGGACGGTTTGCAAATTAAGGGTAAATTGCAGATTGGAACAACCATTGGATCTGGGCAAACGGTAGAAGACGCATTAGAACAAACTAAAAATGACGCTATAGCTGGTGCAAAAGAAAATCTGGATGAATTTGCAACGATAGTCAATGGCAGCTTAGGAGATTTACAGGATCAAATAGATGGGGCTATTGAAACTTGGTTTTACGACCCAGTGCCAACACTAACAAATCAACCTGCTGTAAATTGGACTACTGATAAAGACAAAAATACGCATTTAGGAGACTTATATTATGATGGTAATGGGAAAGCCTATAGATTCCAATTAACAGGCACAACGTATGAATGGAAAGTACTTACAGATAGCGATATTACTAAAGCTTTAGCAGATGCCAAGAAAGCGCAAGACACAGCCGATAGTAAACGAAAAATCTTTGTACGTCAACCATTAGACACTGAAACGTATGAAGTCGGGGATCTTTGGGTGAATGCTACTTTTAGTACTACTTATTCCAATGATGTCCTTCGATGCAAAACAGCTAAAGCAGCAGGAATATCTTTTTCTATCAACCATTGGGAAAAGGCTTCTAAATATACTGATGATCAAGCGGCTTTAGAAGCACAAAGATTAGCTAAAGCGGCACAAGCAGATGTCGATCAAGCCAAGCGAGATATAAATGGATTAGATGGAGAAGTAGACGGATTGCGCAACTTCACAGATCAAGCTTTTAAAGACGGAGTAATTGATAGAAGTGAAGCTACTGCAATAGCCAAATATCTTAATAATATCGAAACTTCGCAGAAAGATGTAAGCCAAAGTTTCGCGAAGGTGTACAATAATCCATTATTATCGGGAATAGCTAAGACGAATCTCAACAATGCAAATATTGCCTTTAATACTGCTGCAACAGATTTGATTTCAACGATTAGATCGGCTATTGCAGATGGCATAACTACAAATACAGAGAAAGCCGCAGTTGATGATAAATATTCTGTATTTAATACTAAATATGGAGATTATATCGCGTATTTAAATGAAGCCAATAAGTTTATTCAAGACCAAATAAAGACTACGGCTGATAATGCTTTACAAAAAGCGGTTGACTTAGATTATCTTAAACAAGCCTTTACAGAAAAGACTACGATTACTGATGGTATCGTTCAAACTTCTATTTTAGCATTGGGGTATACCGATGGTAGCTCTTATAAGATAATGAGTGGATCGAATGGTATATATAATTCCTCTAAAATAGGCGGAGGTATCGCATCTTGGTGGGGTGGTTCAATGAAAGACCGCAATGATTACACTTCCGAGAATATGCCCGCTGATGTAGCCAAAGGACTTGTTCGATTTGACGGTACAGGATATTTCGCTAATGGCAATTTATGGTGGGATAATAATGGTAAGCTTCATGCAGATCCTTTATCCTTCTTTGTTGGCCCGGAAAATGTTGGTGACTTATTATCTATATTCCAAATTGTGAAATCGGGATCTTCCATAAGCTATGTAGTCCCTCGCTATCCATTTCAAAAGTTGTCAATTTCAAGTTACTTGGAATTAGGTAGTGGTTATCGTATAAAGGTAGATGAAGCCAATAATGCGATATATTTCGAAAAGGCAGATGGAGGTATTGTCAACTTCTATGCGACTGGCGGTATTACCGCTTTAGGCGTTGGGACTAAATCCCCACAAACAATATTAGATGCCCTCCCCATTGACACTAATACATTAAGTAAAGAAGGTGGTAAACTAACAGTGATTGGCGGAGGAAGTGGTGGCAATACAGGGGCTATTTCTCTAAATGGACAGAGATACGAATCGGTGGATGGTGTAATTACTTTGCCTAATTTAGCTACTCCCGGGGATATTACTACTGCTTTAAGTAGCTATGCAACCCAGGCGTGGGTCAATAGTCAAGGTTTTTTAAGTTCTGCTGCTCTTGATAATTATGTTACATTAAATACAGTTCAGAATATCACTGGTGTTAAAACATTCTCTTCTGGCTTAATAGCTACAGATATTGTAGCTAATAAATTTAAGACATTATCAGGAACTGCTTCTCAGTTCCTTAAAGCAGATGGTTCAGTAGATAGTAATTTATATGCCTTAGCGTATGAAGGTAACCAGAATAAAACTCAGCATTCTCAATACTCAAGATTTACGAACTACTTTAATGTTATAGATAGGAGAAGCGAAACACCTACGCCTAATTCATACGAGACTCACACTATTTCCGCATTTTTTAATGCAAGCAACGGCATGCCAGACGGTAACTGGTGGTCTGGCTTCCACGTTCGTGGTTGGGGAGATGGTTACTGTACTTGGGAATTAGTAGGACCTTCTTCTACTAATAATACCGCTAACAATCTTCGTTACCGCACAGGTATTGGTGATACGTGGGGAGCGTGGAAGATGATTATGACTGATGTTGAAGCAGATGGTAAGTACGTTTTCAAGACAGGGGATACTATGACAGGTGCTCTTACTGCGCCAGATGTTTTTGCAACAACCTTATGGGCTATAAGTACGTTACGTTCTAATTTATTGCTTACTGTAGGCGCATCAAATGCAATCGTTGTTGCGAATAGAGCTGAACTACATCTAATTACCCCTTCAGATAATCCTTGTGATTTATGGATGGGAGCTAACAATAGTAGACGTTGGTCTATTACAGCCAGAGGTTCCGGAGAGAATTATCAATTAGGAATCTATAATAATACAAGATCCAATTGGAATGTTATCTTTAGAGACGACATAAATGATTTCTTTGTAAAAACTGAGGTACGTAGTACGTTTTTAGTCGTTCCTTCAGATATTGGTGGAGGATACAATGAAGGCATCCGTATCTGTAATGGATCAAACAATTGGTCTAATATCCAGTTTGGAGCACAGAACGCATGGAACGGTAAAATTGACGGTCAGTGGATAGTTGGTAAAGATCCGGTAAAAAATTTCCAGATTTGTCTTGCAGGAACAGAAACGTCTAACGGTTCAAGACCCAGTAAAGGGATACATATTGATATAAATGGCTATCTTCATACGGGTTATGTATCTACGGAAATAAATCCGGATAATCAGGGAGATTATTTTTACTCTTCTGATGATACGTTTCTTAGAAGATCTACTTGGTATGCCGCTTTATCCCATTTAAGCAATAAACAGCGAACATTAGACCTTACAACTTTAGACCAAAATAAGTGGTATCCATGTATTATTAATGCGCCTGCTTATGGAGGAACACCTTTAAGAATTACTCTATTTAATGGACTTAGAGGCAATAAGCCATCATGGGGTTCGCATCAGCAAGGGTTTTCTTTACTATTAGATTATGAAGTTATCGGCTCTGGTTGGGGAACACTTCGTGCTGTAGCAAAATTAAATTGGTACTTTGGCTCTTATGGCGGAGAAACCGCTTTCGGAGGAAGGCAACAAAATACGATGGCTTCCAAAGAAATTATATATTTACGTGGTGGAGGCTTATATTATTATAGAACTACAAATGCTGATAGTTTTACAGTTCACCCAAATGGTTATTCTTGGGTCAGTGGTCCACATCGTTATAGTGCTCCAGTAAAAACTTCACAAGATAATTCTCCGATGGAGAGAACCTTTGACCAAGTATACTGGCTACCTGCTACTTTGAGAGAGACAAGAACTTTCTGGGGACAACCTTTTAACGGTTCTCAAAATGTATCTGGCGCTTTATCAGGAGTAACTACAATAAATGCCTCAAATACGATATATACAGCCGGAGATATTAGTAATGGTGGTTATATATACTGTAATGGTAGGTTATATGTGGATAGAGGTAGGTATTCTGTTACTTCCTCACCTGCTATATCATTAGCCATTGGTGATACAGATACCGGACTTCACTGGGTATCTAATGGAGCAGTAGACCTTTATGCAAATGCTGCTGCTGTAGGTGGCTGGACTGGAAGCCAATTTAGATATGGTCACGGCTATTTTAAACAAGCTACTGGAAATGATTATTACACATTAGGGATAATGGTAAACGGTAACGGTACAGCTAACTCTATTAAACCCGGTATCGGTTTTCACCAACCGGGAGTTTATGCTAATTCAATAAGATCTGACGGACCCGGAGATTTTAGATTTTGTGTTCAAGGAGGTACGGTAGGTTGTACTGTTCAGGCTGCTAATTTCTACGCTAATGGCGGTTTTCTTTATTCATCTGCCAATGGCTGTGAACTAAAAATTGGCTCACAAAATGATTCTTATGTACACTTTACCACTAATCCTGCAAGAAGCTTATATTTTGATAATAGTTTATTTATAAGTGGTGGGGTTTTACCATATACAACTACTACTTATGATTTAGGAGACGCTGGTCATATATGGAGAAACATATATGCAAATAGATTATTAGGAGGAGCAGATTGGGCTGATTATTTATCTAATCATTATATAGGTGGACGACAATTTAATCCTCAAACTTATTTTGGAAATAACAGCATGGGTCTTAGAGTTGCAATGACTGGAGTTTCTACTAATGGGGCTAATTGGTCAGATACTATATGGATTAATGGTTATTATGGAGCAGATGTGCCTTCCTGTAATGCTTTACATTTTCCAAGAGATGGTTCTTCTGAAATGTATATAAGTTCTCAAACTTATAATGCTACAAGTTATGGTACAAGATATAGATTTTGGTCATCTAAGAATAGTAATAAATCAGATGTAGATTGGACTTGTAGAGGTCTTAGTGCACATGCAAGAATAAGTACTACTGCTGATATTTATTCAGCTTCTTGGGTGAGAACAGAAGGAAAAACTGGTTGGTATTCTCAGACTTATGGAGGTGGTATCTATATGGCAGACTCAGATCACGTCCAAGTATACAATAATAAAGTATTCTATAATAGTGGCTATAGATCTTGGGGTATTGGTGGGCACTATTGCGGTATTAAGCTTTACCAAGGTAATCATATTGGCATTAATCTTGCCAATGATTCTTATACTTGGGGTATATATTCCAATCAAAATGGTAATATGTATATAGGTAGACGAGACGGAAATGTAAATAACACATCGGGTACCTATGTTGTAACAATTGGTCTATCAACATTTTCAATGTCTGGTAATATTGTTGCTACTGGTGGCATAACAGCGAAAACTTCTTCGGACGAACAGCTTAAAAATCTGCTTCCGAGATCTAATTATGCGGAAAGATTATTATCTTTGGGAAACGTATTTGATTTTGTCTACAATGAAACGGCTAAACGTAGGGAGGGTAAACAGGTTGACGGTGCTGCACATACAGGTCTTAGTTACCAGAAAGTTAGTTCCATTATGCCTACTATATGTGGTAAAGATGATGATGGTTATGGTTATATCAATTACATAAGCCCTGATTTTATTTCTTTGATTGCTGGTGCGACTCAATTAAATACATTAGGTATTAAGGAATTGTATAAAAAGACTAATAGTATTGAAGATGAAATAAAGAAATTGAAAAAGGAGAATGAATGCTTAAAGAAAGAGATTAATAAGTTGAAAAGGGAGTATAGATAAGTCTATGCTCCTTTGGAGGTTAAGAGATAAATTCTTATTTTTGCATTGAAACAATAACTAATAAAAAAAATGACGAAGATGAAAAATCTATTTAAGGCTTACAAAGAATGGAGAGACAGAAAGTTTATTGAACGTATTGATCGAGTTTATTTCAAGAAGGACAAGGACAAAAATCTTTTTATAAAAGGCAATCTCATTGTCGAAGGCAAAGTTTTGTATTATGGAAATGCTCCCGAAGCAAACGAGGTAGAAGGATTCAAAACCAGACGTTCTGTTAGCAAAAAGAAGTCGAAATGAGCAATAGTAACGGAAAGATTACTGCGCCTGTTTCGATAGAAAGCGATATAGTGCCAGTATTAGGCGAAACAACTTATAAGCTGGAAGACCTATGCCGTAGTAGTAAGATTAACAAATGGAGCTATATCAAACCGATACAAGATTCCAATCCCGTAGAATGTTCTTTTTCTATTGCTAAATATAAAGAGTCCATTTCACGTGTTTTTGTATATGCCCCAAGTTCAACGATAAATTCTGCGGATTACGCATATTTGCCTCCACATTCAAACTTTAGAGCGACTGATTTTAACGGATATGATCATAACAGTTTTGCAGCTAAATGTGATGTAGCTGGTGCTCTTCCATCAAATATTGATTTTGATAATTGTTATTATAATATACCAATAGAATTAGGGTCAGGTGATTTATGGTCTAATCTATTAGTCTCAACACCCGGAGACAGATGGGAGAATGCTTTGTTGTTAGTATGCAAGAAAGGAAATATAACGCATACCTATAGAACATATAGGTTTAATAGATATGAGAATAAAGTAGTATTAAGTTTAGGAGGCCCAGAGTATACCGATAAATCGGCTTACGAAAAGTTTAAAGCTATAGGAATTGCTGATTATACGGTAGATATAATGGCTATCGCAATCCCGCAAACACATCCTGATAAGCCTGATGGTTTTATAGAGATAACTAATTCTACAAATTATCAAGTTTATCCATTGACAAATATGGGTGGTAGAATATGGAATCCTCTTAAAAAAGGAATTAGAATAAGTAATCCTAAACCAAGAACATTTTGGGAAGTTAGTGCTTATGATTTGGGAAATCAAACTGATGGTACTTATATACCCGATGATGCTTTAATTGGAGGAGATCTAATGGGTATTAGAGCAGATGGAGGAGGTATAGACTTGTGGTATGAACCGAATGGTATTCCCTTCTCGGAGTTTATAAAAGGGCCTGGAAGTGGAATTGGTGGAATCGTTGCACAAGGATCAGTTGTTACAACAGGTGTATATACTAAAATGAAAGGCAATCTTAATATATATTATTATCAGTTTAGAAGTGGAGGATTAACAAGGCCTGTTATTGTGAGCCATGGGACAGGAGGAGTAGTCTCTTGGCTCTCAAGAAGTGTTAATATTAAATTTGACAATTTATCTATGGGAACAGGAAGTACAACTAACAGTATAACTGCAAGTTTTTATTTTGTAGACCCAGACTTTAGACCGCAATAAAAAATGAAGAAAGTTAGCTTAATAATTAAAGGAAATCTCATTGCTAAATCATTGATTAACAGAGAGAGAGAGAGAGAGAGAGAGAGAGAATATAAAAATAATTTAGATGGCCAAACAAAAAGTGAACTATTTTGCGGTTGTTCTAAAGAATTTTTAGATAGCTTCGACACGAACGATGCCATTATAATAGAAGGTGACTTAAAGATACAAACCTTCTGTTATAGTGGCATCGTTTTAGTTACAGGTGGAATCTGTTGTAATGCGGAGGAGGTGCTATGAGTATATCAAATGGATTAATAATAGCTCCCGTTGGAGTCCATGATGATATTCCACAAACCTTAGGAATAAGTAGCACAGATGTAGGTACTCAATGTGTTTCTGATAATGTTAATATGTGGACTGACAGACATCCTGTCGCTTATGATAGCATAGCTCCACTTAGTGAAGAACAGTTTAAATCTGTACATTATGGTTTTGAAAATGTAGCAATAATACAGCCAACTCTTTCTAATTTAACAACTAAATCTATGTATTATAGACAACCTATATCAGGAACCAATGCTTGGTATTATAGAGCTTCAGATTTTGATGGATATAATCATAATGCTAAACCTATATTTCAATTTTCTTTTCCTGCTAATATATCTCCAGATTCAGCAGTTATAATTAATATAAATGATTTAATATTTGAATCCTCTACTTCTGGACAATTATCTATTGATAAAATAATAGGTAATGGGAAGAAGAATCAGTTAGGTGTAGCTATATTTAGTAGAAGCAGGCAAAAAGGATATTATAAAATATTTGGTAGAACAATTACTGGAGGTAAACTTCCTTTGTTCTTAGTAGATGATTCCTTAGATTGGGAAGGTAAATTAAGTAAAGATATAGCTATTTGTTTATTTATATCTGACAATACTTATTCTAATGAAAGACTTAAATGGAGAGAGGCTCCTGAATATAATATGAACTTCTATCCTGGTATTTCTAATACAAGAAGGAATAATGTTCCTGCTATGAAATACTATAATTTGTCTCAGTTTCCTATTCAAGGATATCTTCAATATTCTGTTGTTGGTAGTACTACTCCAAGAGTTAATGATAATTCAGATAGTTATTATAATTATAGATTTACTATACATGATAAAGCATCTGCTGGATTAGCTACTTTAAAAACTTATAGCGTATCTATGGAAACTATTGATTATAATGGAAACTTTAGAGTTGACCAATATGAAATAGGTAAAGGTATGGCTAATGTAATATCTGGTCCTGATGGTAGTGGGAATTACGTTATTAGTGTCCCATGTATGACCTTAGGTGGGAAATACTATATTGGCAAGACAGCTTATACTAATTGCTATATCTATAATACAACAACTGGGGCAAGTGCTGGAAAATTATTGGGAATAACGTTAATTGGATCTGCTTAAACAGCTATACAAGCTACACAGCACGCTATTTAGGAGATGATTATAAGTCTGGATCTATTTTGTTTAGAGCAAAATAGTTGTATATATACAAAAAAAGAAGTATCTTAGCAGCGAAATATTAAAAATATTAAGATGACAACACCAGTAACAGTAACAGTAGAAAATGGAGATTTGGTTAGCGTTAAGCGAACTAATGCCGCAGTAAATAGCGAAACTCTTAAATTAGTAGGTTCAATATTAGTTGTAGCAACTAATAAGGTTCTCGAATTTAGTGGAAATGTTCAATTAAAAGATTCACAAAACGTAATCGGAACTTTTCATTATAATAATAATGATGGTACAATGACTGCGCCTGCCCCTGCGGGAATGTATGAATCAGTAGTACGTATTACAAACGAAGCGTATGCCGATAAGCAAGTTGAGGCAACCGAGGCTTTGTTGGCTGGAATTAAGAAATGGGGTGAAGCAACAATTAATACAATATGTGAGTAATGGAAAATACAGAAACTAAAAAAAGCGAGAATAAACTCGATAAAATAAAAAATAGCGAGATAGTTAAAAAGACATCATTGATCAAGGCTTTATTGATCGCACATCAAGGAAAAGAACTTCCACGCGAATTGAAGACTAAAGTTATGATGACTCGAATCTATTATAATGGATTTTATAAAAAATTCGAGGATGCCATTAAAGAAGCTACAGAAGGATTGAAGCCGGAGGGATTTGATAAAGAAAAAGAGGAAGTAAGTAAACTTCAAGAGAAAATCCAAAAACAATGTAAAGACCTATCTTCTCTTACAGAGGAAATGCTAAAAAACATCTTAACTGATGAAGAATTTGATAAGCATAAGGCATTTATGGACATGTACAATAAGCATTGGAGAGATGTAGCGGATTTTAAGTCTAAGAAGCTGAACGAAGAGGTCGAGGTAGAACAAAAGACTTTTACGCAGAAAGAATATGAAGATTTAGTGAATGTAAATGTAGCTGATAAATATACTATTGAAGAGGTATTAACCGATTTTCAGGGAATGTCTATCACGACTGAAAAACAAATATCAACTACTGATTTTCTTGAAATGATATACGAGAACTTTGTTTGTTAATTATCATGTAAGTTTGTTTTTAATTTTCAGGTATTAGTTGTTTTTCAAGGGGAAGTTTTCTTCCCCTTGTTTTGTTTTTATCTCTTTTTTAAGGTTTTCTTCTGGCGTTCTTCTTTCAACTTATCTTTGACAGCAAGAATATCAGAACGCTTAAATCCAATCTTATGGTTATTGAAACTTTGATTCTTAATACCATATTTATCCATCAATTTCTTGAATCCTGCTCGATTATTACCCATGCACAATATCTTCATTGCACCATCATAAGTAACATAATCTTTCGGATTAACATATTCTGAATTCATCTTGTCTATTGTATTAAGTGCTCCCGCCAATTCGTCTTCGTTACAGTCAGCGCTAAATATATCAAAGATTCTTCCAAAGATAGTACTAAATACAAGTTTCCTAATAGGAGAGAGTGCATCTACTTCTTCTTTTATAATATCGTATATGTCGCTCTTAATCTTATTGATTCTGTTTTGAATTTGTAAGTTTCACATTGTTTTCTTTTACTTCTTTCAGATTAGCCATAATAAAAAATGTTTTAATTAGTTATTTTCTACATATTGGTAACACTTGGTAGTGTTCATTCCAGGTAACTTATAATTCACCTCCCTAATATATCCATGTTCAACGAGCCTATTAACGGCATTGTATATTTTCTTTGTAGAAAGGAAAGGAATTAATTCTTTTAGTTTTGCTATTGCAATAAATCCGGTATATTTCTCTCGTTTTACCATGCAGCCTTTAAACGATTCTTGATACATTTTAGTACATAGTATCAATCGCATATAATAGTAGACGGCTGCGGCTTCTAAACCAACTTTAGAAGCCATTTCTTCATCAATACAAATCATGCAGCCTATCTACTTTTTGAGTTTAAATTCTTCGTATCGTTGCTTGATATTCTTTAGCCTACGAACTTTTCTAAAATGATTAATACCTAAATGTACCGTAACAATAATGCTAATAGCCCATGTAGCTGATACAATAAGCAAATATACCTCTGCCGTAGGCATAATATTGAATGTATTGTCAATACAAGTAATAGTATCGGTAAACATAAGATTAAGTGGTATAGCTCTTGCATACTTGCAATGATATTTACCTTCGTCACAAGCAAGCCTATACAAACAATAATCTAATAAGACAACATAGCCATCAAATGTTATTAATACTCCACTCCATGCAAAACAAAATACAATTAACATATAAATAGCTAATCCAAAGATAGTTGCTCTAACTATTAACTTTTCCATATCTATATTTAATATAACCTTTACTTATTCTTTTTAGAATTGACTACGAATACAATTTTCTCTGTAAATAATCCAGGCGCTTTAGATCTTAGTTGCGGCTTCACTGGTGACTTTCTCCCATTCTCCGTTACCTTCGTGCTCGCCTTTATCTGTACCTTTTTCTTTGCCATAGCCTAATTCGATTAATGTCATTATTGAATAAGAAGCCAAGTCCATTAATGTATCCGCGATAGATTCGTCATTAACTTTTTGATTCTTTTTAGTTGTTAAAGAGATAATGCGATTCATTTTATCGCTCATTCGCGTAATTGAGGATATAATCCCAAGTTTTTTAAATGTTTCGCCAAATGAATCGCCATAATCACTGTTTTTTCTTTCATAAAGAGATGCAAGAGAATTTGCAATTGATTTGAACTGCGCAACTTTATCTATTCTCTTTGTTCCAAAATATTCTGGGAATTCTATCATTCCAAATGGCTTTGTATCGTCAGTCATCCAATAAATAGGTTTTGCGCTACCTACTACATGAACACAATTACTGTTATTCTCCTCTTTCATTTTCTCCTTCTTTTAAAACTTCTTGTTTAAATCTCTCTGCCGCCAAAATATTCTTTCTAAACTCTTCGTCTTCAATTGGGGTTTCTTCTTGAATAGGAGCGTCTAATTTGCTTTGGAAGAATTCTATTTGCTTTTTAGTTATATATGTAGCTAAATCAATCCAATATTCGTCATTTGTAAAGCAAATAAGAGGATTTAGTATAATAGAGAAAGTTCCAGAGAACAGCAAATCATAATTCTCTTTTTCTTGTTCGGTTAAGAGGTCATAATTCCCCTTCAGTTCAATAAGAGACTTCAAATGTCCATAAAGGGAATGTAGCCACGGTCTTACATACATTCTAAAACCATTTGCGCTTACTATTATCCCAGATTTTGTTTCGTACAGTTTAAAACTCTCAAAATCAAGTTCTTTTTGGGTTTCAGAACAAGGCACATGTATCAATGTAGGCTCAATACATAATTGTTCCTTTATTGATAAGATGTCATTAATTAATTTCTCACCATAATGTGCGTTATCGCAAAGCCCTTTCAGCTTTGCGATCTTAACGCGTAGTTCTTTGTTCAATTCTTCTTTAGTTTTAGTTTTCATCATTTTCAGTTTTAGGTTTGCGTCCTCTTCTTTTGGGTGATTCGTCTAATGTTTCAGTATCAACTTCGGAGGCAGCAGATTTATCTATTACTTTGCTTTCTGTAGGATTTTCAGGATCTTCTACGCCTAACATGTAATCAGTAGTAGTTTTTCTTCCGTTGAACCTACTAATTTTCTCTTTAATACAGATATTCAACAAACGTTTTTTTAGCGTATCGTTGTCAAGTCCGATTAGACTATCTCGTTCTACACGCTCTCTTTGGCTGATAAAGTTGATAATATCCTCTTTGGTTTCAACAGCCGGAGTATCAGAAGCACCGAGGCTTAAATAGGGATAAATAGCTACTACACTATGTGGAATGCCTCTGTTGGGAGATTCTTTCTTTACATTTATTTCCTCCCATGAAAAGAAATCATGTTCTGCTATAACATAATCCTCACAACCAGATTTACGTTTCAGTTTTACAATTGCCTGTGCCCATACTTTAGAGCCATCATATTCATCGGGAAGTTCCGATATTTTTGCATAAAGCAACATGTCTATCAAAGATTCATCTTCTCTTGTTACCATGATTTTTATATTTTAAATTATGAATTCGCCACAAATATAACTTTTTTAAGTCGTATTTACAACCGAGTAGTATTATTAATTGCGACTCAACAACTTATTAACAAAGAACACTTGTCCAGCACCAGTCACTTTTGGAGTTTTATTTATGGTAATATGTCCATCACTGTGAGTTATAGCTGTTTCCTTAATCTCAAATAATTTCATCTCCATGCTTTTTTGAGTTGGCATATTAAAATCAGATCCTTTTCTTTTTATTAGATAACCATTATCTCTTAACCAAGAAAACATCCTATTTTGTCCCATTTCTACTCCATTCTGCTTGATAATTTTAGCCAAATCTCCAATTAGGATAGAAGTTTTGGAAGTAGTCACCGCTTCACTGAACAGAACTTTAGGTTTATCAACCTCAATCTTAGCCTCAGCCTCAATCCTTTTCTTTTGTTCCTCTTTCAGATTTTGCAACAGACCAATCATAAAGTCTGGATTAGAGATAGCTTGTTCTAATACATTATCTGTCATATATGCGCCATGCTTGCGAATTGAAGGGAGGATTTTGGTAGCTACGTTCATTTGGAAAGATTTGGCAGTTTCATTTGATGCTTTCATCGCAAGTAGATAGAATGCCTGTTCAGGGATAAAATCATCTTTTCCCAAGATGTTGGGAAAGCCAAAATCAGCCAAGTAGCGGTTGATTGTCTCCCATCTTACATACTCCACTCCATTTTTGTTTTGTGTAAACCCTAATCCTCTTGCAATATCTTCTACATTTAGATATGCTACTTCATTTTTAATGTAACCTCTTACGTTACTTACTGTGATAATTTCTTTTCCCATTTATAATCTATATTAAATTATGCTACAAGTCGAAAGTTTGTATTTTCGATAGACTTATCTGTCATATATGAGCCATTCTTGCGAATCGAAGGTAATACTTCGTTGCATACCCAATCTTGAAACTTTTCTGCATTAGGAAGATTTGATTTCATTGTTAATCTATATACTTCCCCTTCTTTCCCGTACTTTATAGGTTGCACACCACTTTGAGTAGGGGTTTCCAAAACGGTAACCCCCTTACAATGGTCTATAACAGCCTTTGCCGGATTTGAATAACCGAGAGATTTCGCCACATCAGCCAAACAAAATAAAGGCTCACCGTCAACGACTGATACTCTTACCTTTCCGAACTCTAAATTTTCAAATACCTTAATTTCTGACATAATTTTGATTTTTAATGATTAGTACTATTATTATTTGCTCAACAAAGAGTTAAGCGTCTCTCTAAACTTTTTGTAGTCTTTCAATTCTTCATCAGACAATACAATAAAGCACATTCCATCAATGTATGTACATTCTAATTTTTCTCTTTTGATTAATCTCCAAATCCATGGTACGGTAACACCTTTCATGTCAGCGTAATTTTTGACCTTAATAAGATTTTCTAACTTCATGTTATTTATTGTTTATTGGTTTAACAGTACAAATATAGCGTTAATTACCATATACATCCAAATAAAAAAATAATATTTTCAGAATTTAACATTGTTTTATAAAAAAAGCGGCAAGAACTAAGTCTCACCGCTCAAAACAATTATGAACAAAATTTAAACTAAAGATTTCTGTTACCAGATTTTATATCCTGCGCCAATATTATATACGGGCTTGTTCCCAAAGACTCCTATACCACCATTTAAATAAAATCCTTTTGGGAATGTAATAGCAACATTTAAAGTTGGTATATAGTTCTGATCAAAGTAAGAAACTTGTCCATAAAGATACCCTTGTGTTTTTTTAGGAGGATATATGGTTTTCGTTTCCGTATTTGTTATTGTCTTATATTCCGTTTTATTAAAGACATTTATTTTATCCAATGAAGGATTATACCCCGACACCCAAGCTTCATATCTACCATCTTCTTTATAATATTTCTGTTCTATTGGAAGTATTATTTTAGAAGAGTCAGAAGTATATATGTAAATAGTATCAATAATCTTTTTTTCTTTAAATATTGGAGATACTAATTCAAGAGTATCGTATTTTACTACCCAAACCGTATCTGTCTGAAAAACCGTAGTAGGCTTCTCTAATGGTTTATTAAAATACGGGACAATTGCTATTATCACTAATAATATGATGATAATATATGCAAGAGCATTACAACGCTTTAAGGCACTCATATCAAATTTTACACTTGTCTATTTTGACGTTTCACTGAACCACTACTTCTTAGGTAACTTTCGCCACGTTCGTCCATAGTTGGGTTCTCACCGTCCAAACCCCAGTGTGCCACTGGTTCTGTTAATAAATTCTGTTCTTGCAGTCCGAATCGTTTAATATTCTGTGCTGCATTTAAGTCTCTGTCATTTACTATTCCACACTTAGGGCAAGTCCATGTACGGTCAGATAGTTTCATCCCCCAGTTTACATATCCACATCCACACATTTTAGATGAAGGCTGAAATCTACCGATGCGAATCAAAGTCTTTCCATACCATTTGCACTTGTATTCAAGCATAGAAAAGAAAGTAGACCAACCAACAGAACCTATTGAACGGGCTAAATGATGATTCTTCATCATACCCTTAACGTTCAAATCCTCTATGATAATCGCTTGGTTTTCGCGAACAAGTTTAGTACTAATCTTGTGAAGATAGTCCGTCCGTTGGTTGGTTACTTTCTCATATTGTCTTGCTAACCGCTTTCTAATTCTTTCACGTCTATTCCCTCCTTTTTTAGCCTTACTGAAACGTCTTTGCAGTTGTTTTAGTTTGACTGTTGATTTCTCCAAGTATTTTGGATTCTTATACACATCACCATTGGAACATACTGCAAAGTCTTTAATTCCTACATCAATCCCAATAGTCCCGTCATACGTTATGTTTTCCTTAGCTGGAAAATCTTTATCATCATCCACCAATACGCTAATATAGTATTTATCAGTAGGAGTTTTTGATACTACAACTGAAGTTGTTCTCCCTTCAAATGCACGGTTAGCTGCAAACTTCACCCATCCTATCTTTGGGAGTCTTACTTTGTTGCTGTCTAAGTCAACCACTACTGAATTGATAGCTTTATACGACTGTCTATTATCATGCTTTGACTTGAATTTAGGAAATCCTTTCTTTTCCCTAAAGAATCTCGTAAAAGCGGAATCAAGATTGCGAATTGACTGTTGCAGGCATTCGTTTGACAGCTCTTTTAGCCACTCCATCCCCTCTTCCTTTTTCAAGCCTGTAAGCATCTTGCACAGATCAATAGAATTTATCCGCCTTTTTTCTGTCTGATATGCTTCAATGCGTTTGTTCAAAGCCCAATTATATACATACCTCGCGCACCCAAAAGACTTCGCAAAGAAAATCTTCTGTTCTTTTGTAGGATGTAATCTGTATTTGTAGGCTCGTAACATAGCTTATTTCTATTGATTCAGTGCAAATATAGTAAACGGTAAACTAAAATGCAACTATATTAGTTTATTTAACTGTTTACTTGGTGTTGGGACGTATATAAGTGCCCTTGTTAATTTTTAATAGTCGTAAGACCGTTAATATTAGTAAATTTAAATGTTGCTAAAATATATGGGGAATTTCCATGCAGATAATCCGAAGATGGTTCTACTTTATCGGAGAGAATAATCTCTGCTTGTCTTTTTCTGATAGTATCCCAATACAATATTTTTTTTCCAAGAACATAATTATAAAAGTTGTCGAAAGTATCACGACGATTGACTCCTATAAATGCAAACACGAATTCAATATCTGTAGCATCTACCGTTGGAGTATCTGGTATGTAGTAATTACTTCCATTGCTTTCAGGAAATACTTCTGAATAAATTCTTGGCTTACCCTTAGTGGATAGCCCTTTGCATGACACATACTTCATACCAGGGAAATCTACCTCTAAGTTTTTAACGGGTTGCGTTGTTGGCTTCCCTATCTCTTGCATATAAAAAACCGGATTACTCATTATCTTTCGGCATTATTCGTTCAACTATAACGCGACTATTAATAACATCTCCTGTAATTAAAGGCGAGCCGCCATATACATAGATAAAACATCTGCTATTTGCTCCAATGCTTATATCTATCCTACTATCACCAGCAATAAAGATTTTGCAAAAATGATTGGGTTTTATTTTGAGATCTGTATTACTATCTAATACACACAAAAGAGTAGTAGAAACCTCAAAGTTGTCGTCGTTGTATTCACACAACATAGCCCCAGTGTATCCATGACCTTTATCATTTTTATATTCGCAAATATATTTTCCATTTACATAGGCTTTAAATTTCTTTGCAAAATATTCAGGAGACACTCCCCATCCCTCGGCAACAGAAGTAGCCATAAATTCTGCTCCATTAGCGTCACAAGCAATTTCAAATAATTCTCTATTGCTTTTTTCAGAAGTCCATTTGTCAGTATAACCTTGACAGAGACCTCTTTCTATAGCGTTTTTTTTAAATTGTTCTAAATCTATCATTGTTAGTCTGTTTTATACCGCAAATATAGCAATTATTACTTTAAATCCAATATTTTATTCTCCTTTTCTAACTTTATCACAACAATCAGCGATATACCCACAAAGATAGCTAAAACATTCTTGATTTTCAAGGTCAACCTTTGCTCCAATATAAGAGAATATATCCATTGCAGCATGTGTAGCTTCATGCGTTATATGCTTAATCGTCATATCTTTTTTTGAAGCAAATCTAATTAGTACACCTCCTTTATCTGTTTTTTTTGTTACAAGTGGTTTCCGTTATAGCACAACAACTGTTATCAAAATCAACAACATCGTCTAAAATATACTCAAATTTGCTTTTAGAAACTGCTATCCACAACTTTATTGGATAAATAGCTAAATCAAATTCATGTAGTGTTTCTTTCTTCATTTTTTATTTGTTTTAAAAAGGACAACTTTCATCTCCACTTGCGAATGGCAGTCCATTATCCTTATTTTGATTAACATCTCTCGGTTCTTGATTATGCCATGATTCGGGTTGAGGATATGTAAAAGAGTATGGTTTAGGTGCTTCTTCCCATCCATAATGTATATCTTCATTTTCTTCATTTTTGAATCTTCGGCTTGGTATATCATAGTGCATCCCCACCAAATAATCCACTACGCCATACATTCGGTTTTTAGCCACCTCTATTACGTTTCCAAATCCAGTATATCTGGCAACCTTATCCTTCCCTAAAAACTCTCCTCCACGTTTAATGAAGTCATTATTAACTCGATGGATTATAAATACATTGTCAACAGCATTTGTTAAATCGGCTGTTCCGCTAATTGAATCCTTTCTTAGAAATTCAACTTGTTTACGCGGATGACAGACCAGAATTAAATGGATTTGATTCTTTTTAGAGAATTCGCATATTTTCAATATAAGTTCTTTTTGCTTATTGTTTTTATCTCCATCAAATAAATCAATATCAAGAGAAAATAAGTTGTCAAGAATCAAAAGCTTTACGCCATTATCAACCATCTCTTTCATGTCGTTAAAAAGCTGCGCGAACTTAGAGCCATACTCGTTGTTATACAAGAAGAACTTCCCATCAAGCCAATTGTCTATTTTTTCAGCAGCAGCAGGCATAACGTCATATTTTCCAGAACCAGGTATTCGTTCAACTAAATTCCTACTACCTGCGGCAACCATTTGAATCCAAGTTTTTAGAATATCTGGACGTAATTCTCCGCTCCACAATGCAGCCTTATATCCCTGATTTACAACATTAAGAATTAATGTATTTAGCCATGATGATTTTCCACTGGAATTACTACCAGACAAAATAGATACTTCTCCAAGATTTAACCCAACCATAGCCCTATCCAAGACATGAAAACCTGTTTTTAGGCTTATTATTTCTGTCAGATTTATCTTTTTAATATCCTTCATGCTAAACCATTTCTTGCCTAACTCTTCCGTTTCCTCCTTGATTTTCATTTCTTTTTTGGGAGGAATTGGATAGTTATTGTTCCCATATTGGGTATTATTTCTTGGAGTAACATCATAAGCATTAGGCTCGTATTTTAAGCGCAAATCTCTCCAAGTATATTGGCTACATGAATTATGGAAACAAGTAAAACCTATCCCATCTTTAGATACAAAAATAGCCGAATCAGGATGTTTATGCGAAGAGTCAAATGGGCATTCATCTAATATGATCTTTCTTGTCCCATCACCAAGCAATGTATCTTTATATACTTTTATCCCATGCTTACTGATAAAATTATCAATATCAAATCGTTCCCTATTGCCGTTGTTAAATCTAACTATTGGCTCTATTTTCGGGATATAATCAGCAAGCCTTTTGAATAAAGATATATCATTCTCTTTAATTTCTTGCGGTACAACTAATATTTTGCTAATTCGATGTGGTCTATTAGGCGTATTACCTCCCTTTCTCGAATACGTACCATATAGCTTTGTTATTCTCGCTGGATTAAACACCTTTACATCAACATCAACATGGTCATCAGTAAACTTGGAAGATAAATACTTCAAAAAATCCCTGATAATAGATGTATTTTCATCAGTATTATCCAAATCCACCTTATACATCAAATGGTATCCATTCCCAGATTCACAAACAATTGGATAATTAAAACCATTTGCTTTTAAAAATGTTCTTGCTTCGTTTGCTGTCTTGCGAGAATATTCCTTTTCTTCATCAGTACTTGCTACATCCTTTACGCCACCTTCACGTATTGGATCAAAGTCAATAAGCACCCAACGTCTTTTTTGAATATCAGCATCCTTAATCGCAGGTGCTCCTTTCACCATAGTGTTAAACTGAGGCAAGCCATCTAACGCGTTTTTTAGCTCGTTAAAGGTAAAATAGATGTTGTACCTATCATCGAACCTTTGGATTGATTCTACGGCTTTATTTGCGTCTCTAAACACACCTGAATAAATGTCATTCTTGTTTAGTGGATTAAAAAGCCGTATTTCAAATAATTCTCCATCATTTCTGAACAGAGCAAGGGTCTTTTTTATTTCTTCGTTATTCATGGTTCAATGGTTTTCTTTTCCACTCTTTTTTTTCTGAATTCCAACTATAATAAACGCCTTGGCAGTACACCGTTGCTCCATTAGGGCGTTCATTGGGCTTATATCCATCATATACTCCCCATTCAGGATTATTAGTTGTACAATAGGCATTGACATTATCATTCCAAAACAGTGATATACCATCACATGATGGAGTGTACGCCTCTTTATAAGCCTTGTCTCCCAAATTGATAATCATATCATAGTCTCTTTTAGCAGAAGGAGAATTATGCAATGCTCCTGACAGTATGGAATCAAAATTGCCTTTTGTATTGCTTATAAGCCACATGAAACTTGCTTTCCACAATTTCCCACTATCTCCTCCCTTGTAGAAATCAGGCAACGACTCACAAAGCAATATAGCTTTTTTAATATCATCAACCGAATATCCATCCCTGATTCTTGAGTTAATTGCTGACTTTATTTTCTCTGAAATAACATGGACTTTAGCAAACGATTTGGTGTTCTCATTCCAGAAATCAACTATTTCTTTATAAATTTCTTTATTTATAGATTTATCTTTATAGTTTTGTTTTATAGATTGTATTGCTTGGGTGTTTTCCCAATCAGACGGGGATTTTCCCCAACGGTCGGTTATTTTTCCCAGCGATGTACCAAAAAGACCATAAGCTTCATTTGTTAACGCATACCAATTTGTTTTATCGATTTTAATTTTATTGTAATTAGAAACAAGAATAAGTCCTTTCTTCTCCAATCTATTTAAAGCTCCTCTTATTTTATCTTCTGTTAGATATGGATATTGTTCATTTATTCTTTTACGTGTAATGTACACCCAAACATGTCCATCTTTGAACATGTCTTCGTCGTCTGAATTTCCTACGCACCAATGATACAAATGACCTAATACCAATGCTTCCACTAATCCTATTTTAGAAGCCAATTCTACTGAAAATGAATGTGAATCGTAATTTTGTTCTTTTAACATAATTCCCGAATTTTAATTAATTAATAATATTACATCTGAATTTTTTTTAAAAAAAAAAGAGTGGATAAAGGGAAATTCAGGGAACCTTTTTCAACAGGGTAGCTAATCCATGCCTTCCACTCTTTTTGGTTTATTATTAATGCAGAAAATTGAGGGGAAGAGGGATATGGTAAGACCTCTTTCGGTCGGGTAATTAAGCCGCCTATCCCCTCAAAAAATGTTAGTACTGCAAAGATAGCACTTTATTTGTTATTCTCCATTTTCTCCTTTAATTTTTCTTCCGCCTCAGCCAATCTTTTCTTTAGTTCTATGACGACTTTAGACAGCGCGTAATCATTCACCCACTTAACATCGCCTATTTGCGTCAATATCGTCCCAAAATCGCGATTTAAATCATAAAGTATACCCTCGGTATCCTGCGACAAGAAAGTGTCTAAATTCGCACTATATAAGCCAAATGGAGTATTGTATACGATATTGCCTTTCTTCTCTTCTTCCAATACCAATTTCTTAATATCGTTATTTCCCATATTAAATCTTCTTTCTCTTTAATTCGTTTCAACACATTTTAATTGACTTCGATGATTTATTCAAAAGGAGGTATTGGCATCCAATGCGTTATGGCTAATCTTTCGTCATTGACATTTGCGTTTGTTTCCCATTCACCTAAAGTTGAAAGAAAACAAATAAGGCGTCCATAAGCTCCTTTAGTTAAAACTACTGTGTTAGCTACAGGTAACCGTTCTTTCACACTTATCCAAGGTGATCGCTTCGCTTGCCATTCAGACCCATTTTCAAAAGCAAGAACAAGCATTTCCTTAATGTCTAAAATACCATTTGGAACTCCGTTTCTTCCGAATGAATTAATTACTGAATCTGCATATTCCCTTGCGGTTTCTTGAAATGTTTTCTTCATTTATTATTTCTTTCTTATTTGCATTCTTAATTCAAAAATCTCTTGCAGATGTTCTTCGATTACATTTAATAATCTTTTGTTTTCTGCTTGTAATCGAGAAGTTTTTAATTCATAAGCCTTAATACAATCATTCAGTTCATTTTTAGCTTTATCCTCAAAAGTATCTACATTATTAGCGCTATTTGCACTACATTCCAATCTATGAACCCGAACTTTCAAAGACTCAATATCAGATTCAATCTTATCAGTTCCATGATTTAAACTACATTCTTCGGAATTGAAAAATTCGCGAATCAAGTTTAAAACGCTCTCCTTTTTTGATTTACTTTTAAATAACTTCATGGCTTTTTGTTTTTTAATTCTTCATCGGTTAGTTTTATGAAAATGGTTTTATCTATAGTAACGGTCTTAACTAAACCTTTTAATATTCTCACTCGGATCATCTCTTTAGACAAATCCAACATTTTTGCATAAGTGCTAATTCTAACTAAATTTTCGTACATATTACTTTCTTTTGTTTTTAATGGTTTTACTTATAAAATCAACTCCTTTTTGGTAAACAAGCGTCTTAATGTTCATACATGGCTCTCCATTTTTCATGTATTTTTGCTCTATAACTCTAAAATATCCGCGATCAACATAGATTTGGAAAGGAACATTATTCGACATTAATATCTTTTCATTTCTTAAAAACTCAAAGAGATTGTTTCGCCCCATTCCTTTAATACCTAAAACTTTAGCTACATCATTCATGGATATTGCAGTCTTACTGTCAGCAACAGTATCGAAGAACTCAGCCTTGGGCTTCATCTCCTTATTTTCAAGTTGAAGCCTTTCGTTCTCCTCAACTTTGTCAGCGAGTTGCCTCAACGCTTCTGCATAGCTTGGAAGTTTAGGCTGAACCGAATAACTTCCATTTTTGCGGATTGAAGGCAGAACTTCCGAAGTAATCCATTTTCTAAACTTTTTGGCTTCTGGCTTGCGGGAGTCAAGTATTACGTCATACAAACCGTCTTCGTTGACAAAGTTCGCTTGTTGAATTCCTCCTGCTGTTAAAAGGGGGTACTTTGAAAGTACATCCTCTCCCAAACGTTGGGCTACCTTGCTTGGAGTAAGATCTAATACCAGACAAAGGTCTGCCAAACAAAACATTGGTTCTCCATTCTCATTCATTGCAATTCTTACTTGTCCAAATTGCTCGTTTTCAAAAATCTTTAATTCCATATTTAATATTTTAAATTACTCTGCAAATACAATGGTTAATTGTCAATAACCAAACAAAAAGAGCGAAAAAAGAGGAGAATTTAACCTCCTCTTGCTTTTTAATACATTTTTTATAGCTAAATCATTAATGAAATGGACATGTTATAGCAAGTTCAGAATCATATTCTGTGTTTTTTATTTTAATGGGAGTACTTTCTCCCGTAAAACATAAACTCACCTTATCACACATAATAGAATTGACTACCATAGAAAGATAACTTATGCTAAATCTTTGAGTTATTGGAACGACTTCTCCATCAGATTCAAAAGGTATCAATTCTTCTGCTTTTTTATTATAGTCAATGTTTTCGGCATAGATATAAATGCTGTTATCTATAACACTTACATCACATACGCTGTTAATATTATCCGAAAGCAAAGAAATACGTCGTAAAGCAGAAATTAATGCTTTTTTATCAACATTGATACATGTCTTATCAGGAAGATTGATCAGCCTGTCAAATGGAGGAAGAGCTTTTTTCTCTAATTTTTGAATCAGAACCATCACATCTCCACAAACAAACATCATATTGTTTTCTGAATTTGTTATTTTAACATTCTTGTCCTTAATTGATTTTAAAGCAGATTCTAACCCATCAAAAGCCGTTTTATCAATAGAAAGTGTACATTCTCCCTTATAATCAATTTCTGGGAAGACATCATGGTAAATATTATGCCCTTCAGAAGCGTATACTTTGGCAGTACCTTCAGACAATACGATATGCACGCATTGTTTGTTTGGGAAAAATTCATCCTCTAACAAAAAGGGTTTGCTCTTTTCAATCCAATATAATAGCATATTTGCATCAAAAAGGAAAGATTCAGTATTAGTATCTATTTTTAATACTGGAAATTCGCGAGCATCTTCAAGAGGAAATTTAATCGAACCATTCTCTGCCTTAATCTCTGCAATGCCTTTATATAAATTTTGCGCAGTTCTTTCTTCTTCGATATTGATTTCAATTAAATCATCATTAATCAAAGAAATGTATTTTCTCAATTCTATAGAATCAATGCAAAATACAATATCTTCTTCCGAAGATTCTACTGGGCATTTTGCTTTAATAGCATTTTTACCATTATAAGACATAATCCAGCAATCATTTCCCTTTATTGTTATTTTAGCACATCCCAAAATAGGAAGAATCTTCTTGCTTCCTGCATAACCACCTCCGACTACAAGTCCGGAAATTAAACTTTTTCTGTTAAATACGATTTTCATTGTCCAACTATTATTTTTAAAATTTCATCTATTCCATTTCTTAAAATCTCTTCATTTTATTGTAGGCATTATACTCAACCTCCATTGTCTTTACAAAATTTCTTGCCTCTTGTGATTTCATATTTTCTTTGATTTGAATTAAACTATGCTGTCACTTTTCTTAATTCTCGTAGTTTCCTGCCGACAGCTTCGCAGAGAACTCTTGCCATCGTCACCTCTACCGCATTCCCAATAAACTTCTTCTGTTCGGCTTGTGTACCGATCAGTCTATAGTCTTTTGGAAATCCCATGATTTGTTTAAGTTCAGGTATCTTAAGCATACGCATCAAGATATCAACTATGCCATATAGAGCCATGAACTCCTTTATCTTCCGGGTCATGGGGCTATCGCTTTCATATACCCTAATAAGAAAATCACCTTCTTGCGCACATACTAAGTAAGGTGGCATCTTATCCATGCGTGCGATGAGAGTAAAGCATGGATTTTCTATATTGCCGCCGGCAGACATAAACTGTGGATTCATCAGGTAGTGCCACTTTCGGTTGGCGGTGATAACTGGTGCAGGATCATCTACCTGGCTGACATTATCGCCATTGCCATAATACGCAGCGAGGAACTTCACACCTACCAAAGCATGATTATCCTTGCACTTGACAGTATGTGCGGGTCCATCAATAGGAATATTCTTACTTTCCGGGTGACCACTGAAATACTTTGAGAGGAAATGACAGTCTACCTTTGCAAATCGGTTGTTAGTAGTAAGCACTCCACAAGGTTCTTCTACTGATTTACAAGTATCTTGAGGACGACATGTATTGTATCTGGAAAGGAACTGAACATTTACTACACCTAAACGACCTTGGCAACTGATGGTTGGGCATGGTTCGTCTATTCCGGGAGGAATATGTTTTCCAGTCTTTCCGTTGGTTGAGTTATATTTCAGTAGCCATTTATCTTTTCCACCTACTACAAACTTAATGAGACCAGCATAGATGCGTTCAAGTGTTTTCTCTGACAATGGCTTCTTCCGGGTGAAGATACTTGTTCCTTCGTCTTCAAAATCTAATACATCCTTTACAGGTTTCCATTTTGCAAGGCTGCCGAACATATCTTGCTTGCCTTCTTTGCAGTGGGTGGGTTCTGGAAACACAATTGGTAGCTCATTCTTGGCAAAGATGCCAAAAAAACGCTTCCGACTGGTGTATGCTCCATAGTCAGCAGCATTCATTATCCGGTGATCGAAGTTATATCCATAAGATTTCACGTTATGCACCCAACGGGTGTAGTCTTCTCCTTTGTTCATGGATATTGGCCTACCATTCTCATCCATCGGGCCCCATGACATGAACTCTTCTACATTTTCAATCTGGATATAATCTGGGTTAAGGGATTCGATATAACGAAAAAGATGTTCAGCCAGTGTCCGGCTGTCTGCATCCCGAGGCTGGCCACCTTTGGCTTTTGAGAAGTTCGTACACTCTAAAGATGCCCAAAGTACCAAGCGAGCTTCCGGATATAATTGCTTCATCCGTTGTACGTGTGTAACCAGTGGAGAAAACTCAAGTGTTCGAATGTCTTCTGTGAAGTGCATCGCCTCCGGATGATTAGCCGCATGACTGGCAATGGCATTGGCGTCATGATTGACACAGGCAATTACTTTTGCACATTGTTCTCCATTTATTCGGGCAGATTCAACACCTGTAGAGGTTCCACCAGCTCCACAGAATAAATCAATGTATAGCAGGTCTATAGTATTCATTTCTGTTCTATTATTCGTTAATATTAGGAATCTGACCAACTTTCATGTAGTAGTCCATATTTTCATGCAGAGAGCTTTCTTTTCCGTTTATTATATCAACTACATTATTCCATGAACGCATTACATTCCGAGCCAAACATGATTGTCTTTTTGGACAATCAAGCGCATTTGCTACCATCCGAAGCGTATTAGCTATTTCTTTAAGCTCCCAAAGAGGAACATTAATGGTTTCATTCACTTTCATAAGATATTTATTTTTTCGTTATTCAACATTTCTGCAAATTCTGCAATTATACCATCTCTATCAACGTCAAGAACCCAATTGTCTAATACAGATAAAAGGGCTTCAATGGATTTTTCTTTCTGAGCTTCAACTCCCTTCTTAAACATATTCACCCGGCTTTAAGATTATAAACCTAACACCGTCTATCATAACAGAATCAACAGCATCTTTCCGAATCCATTGCGCCACAGTCTCGCGAACAACACTGCGAAGCTCCGCATAGTGACGAACAGTTACCAATCTACTAATGTCATACATCTTTTTCTCCATAATTACTTTGTTTTAAATAAGTTAATAATAAAATCTCTTCCTCTACCAGTCCAACGTCTATCATATTGAATTGTTCCGTTGTCAAGCTGTATTTGTTTTACCGAAGTATATCCTTTTTCAGAGTACTCGGAATACATCAACCATGTGCCGTTCTGCTTATACTGAATACGTTTTTCTTCAAGCAGCTTATTTAAAGCTATGGCAGACTTCATCCCAAGTTCTTTGGCAATCTCACTCGATGTATATGTCTTGCCATTATGAACGAGAAGTTTCACGTGCTCTTTAGCCTCTTTCGCTTCAAGCAAAGCTTGCTGCTTCTCCTCCTCGCTTTTAACTAAAGCCTTCAATGCTTCGAGATAAGTCTGAGGAAGGGCGGGAACGTTCCGTCTTTCCTTTGCTTCGAGTTCTTCCCATCTATCTATAATTTTAGACCGCAAAACAACATTATACCCACTTGCAAGCAATAAACAAGATTTCTTATCAAGTTCATACATTGGTCTCTTTTCACCTTTCGCATCTGTGTATTCAACCAGTACAAAAATGTACCCGTTGTTTTCTCCAAGTTGATCTATCAGATTTCTAATATCACGCATAACAATCTTATGCTCTTTACCTGTAAGATCTGCAATCTCTTTTGAGGTCATACACTCTTTTGCGTTTATAGTTGCGCCAACTTTCTCTAAATTAAATTCCATTCCTTTCATCGTTTTGATTATGATGCAAAGATAATACAATGTTTGTAATTCGCAATACACAATTTGGTATTTAACTACAATTTAACACATATACACACAAAAAAAAGAAGCGGACATCAGAAATAAATCCAATGTCCGCCTGCATAATTGAAAGAAAGGTGATGAAGAATCTAACACGATGAAAATATAAGAACTATTTAGAGGAATACAATAGAGCCTTAAAAGAAAAATTAAAAATCATCATCCACAACCTCCTCTTCGGATAATTTAGATGCTCCATGGAGGTTTATCTCTTCAAAACGCTGCTTGGCGCGATTCAAATCACCAAACTCAAAAGCCCAAACACCAAACGACTTACTCCGAGGATAACATACACAGTCAAAACGAACATTCTCCATACGACGAAAAACCTCGTAACTCACAACACCACTCTCCGAATGCGTCTTTTCGTAGATATAACCAAAAGGAGACTTGGACAACTGAACAAAAGAATAGCCGCTAACTTCACCACGACCTTCAAATTTTAAATCTAACTCTTTCATAAAAACATGTTTGTTAATTAATACTGCATTATAGCTAATTTTCAACTTTAATAAGAAAAACAAGGAAACTATCACGAAACGTCAGAAAGTCTCTAAAATACGAATGTATTAGGCTTATTTCAAACGCAAACGATAAGTTTACTGCGCAAAGATAGAGAAAAAGATTAAAGCGGCAAATTTAAAAAGAAAAAAAGAGGATAACGCAAAAAAAACGAAATCCTCTACTCTTTTTAAGTGCAGTAGCCCCATTCAAGACGAAACAGTGCACTATTAGAAATAGTGCACTATGGACAAATCAAATGCAAATATAGACAATAATTGGAAAATTTAAAAGAAATGAAGAGAAAATAAAGCGTAGAATACATAAAATATGAATAACAAACTGATTTTCAGAAAAATAAAAAAAATGAAAAGTAAAAAAATTGAGAAAGGGTAGACTGAGCCCAATATCCGAAAGACGGGAGGGGGTGAGTGCCACGGGGATAGCCAGCGACAAAAGGAGGTCAAACATCGACGAGGACACTAATACATCGGCAAAATAGAGACTTTTATACTAAAATGGTATATCTGTATACATTGGTGTGAAATATCGCCTAATTTAGCCTTAAAACGCGTCTTATTCGTTCGTTTAGTGTTTTGGGAGTTAAAATATAAAACTTGAAGCACGTAGAAAAGCAATATTTACGCTTTTTGAGGCGCTTTTTCATCATTTGGAGGGTGTTCTTGCGAGAAAGGGCGCGAGCCCGCCTAAACTATACCCGCTCCGCTCTTTTTTCTTTGCCTCTTTCTTTTCCTTCATTCTCCATCCTGGTACTTTCTTCATTTGCATTTTCTTTTTGCCTTATTTTCATTCTTTCCATTTCTCTTTCTGTTATTCTTTTGATTGTATCTTTATTGCTTTCTTCTTCTCCCTCTTTTATTCTTTCTCTAAAGTTCCATTTATTTTTTCTATGATAATAATGCTCGTCATAGATTTATTCTATTGACTCTTTGTTACCGCTTGGTAACATTGTGTATTGTCTATATTATATATATATTAATATTAATATTATATCGTGTTATATATAAATATCCAAGTAATATATATACTTCACTACGTTACGTAATATATTACATTGTATATTCATATAAACACTATAGTGTAAAATCTTCGATTTTGTTGGTATTTACAGTTAACAAACCTTTAATACGTTCTTTTGTTGTTAATAGGTGTTATATATCTGTCTTTTTACGTGTTGTTGTTTGGCTATTCCGAATATAACACCTATATTTGTATCAGAAACAAAGAGATAAAGATTCTCTTAAAGTTCTAAAGTAGTTCTTTCATTTACTTCCATACTGACAAACCTGTAAGACTGGTTACAGGTTCTATTTACTACCATTCAAATAAGCAACATTCATAAGCGTTATGTTATAATGTTATCATCGTATTTTTTCTTTTATTCTTCGATGTATAAAGAAGTATTTAGGCGTTATGTGTGTAGATATACTTGTTATATCTATGTGCTTGACTTTTTTCGTTTCCTTTACGCTGTTTGGTGGTGATTCTGAATAAAAGAAAAGGTTGAGGAATAAAGGTAGTACTCAACCACTTTAATGTAGCCTGCATATACTTTGTATGCTGACAGTCTAAAGCCTGTGAAATACAGATAGGAGCAATAAATATTAAATATAAACCCTTTAAGCATATAGAGTTATGAAAACAATTGATTTGATTAAAAACATTGAGGAAAAAGGAATTATCACAGAAAAAGAAATTCTTCTTTTAAAGAGACGCGCCAACAACGGTGACAGCGACGCTGCTAACTTCTATCCTGGTTGTGATAGAATTATAGAGGTTACAGATGAACAAAGTGAAAAAGGATTTAAATGGCTGTATAACCTTTATAAAAATCCAATGGGAAAAGAAAGAAAAAACAATCCTTTCGGATATAGAGAAATGGACATTTTGGATAATTACAACGGTGAAAGATTTACATTTGTAGGTTTTTACGACGCAGGAAACCGATTTAATTCATACTATATTCCTATTTACGAATTAAACGGAATGGAGTATTATTATAACGGAGAAATTCACATAGTAGGATAACTTTAAATATCACAATCATGGAGGATAAAGATTTTTTTGGTAGTGCTATAATAACGGTTTGTATTATAGCTGTTATTTTTACACTTTATTATATATTTCACTAATTGATAAACGATTTGCAAACTTTTAAGAATAGGAGATTAAATTATGAAAATGACTGATATAGAATTGTATTCTGCAAAATGTGATATTTACGGAAACCCTCGCGTAATAGTGCATTTTCTCACATTTGTTAAACCTGATGAATTTAATTTGTCTATTGAGGAACAATATAGAATCGCACACAAAAGAGCAAAATATTTAGGATTTAGGAAATACAAAGGGAGGGATTTTGGCGGCGGTTTTGTGTGCCAATGTTGGAGCGGACCGCACCTTAAAAATAGTATTATAAAACTAATGAATAAAGCGTAATAATAGGAGGATATAATATGGCAACTTACATTTATAAAGGAGAAAAGATCAGTCATTCAAAGTTATTAATGCTTTTGCGTTCTGCACACGTTTTTGGTGGAAGCAAGCTATCACATTACGAGGCTTTAGTGCAAGCGGCTGAGAACGGGAACGAACGTGCGACAAACATTCTTAGGGACTTAGAAGTAAAGTAATAAACTAATAAAACCATTTTTTTAATAACATGAAACGTAGAAGAATAAATACTAAAACTTTTGTTTGTAGATGTGAAGATCTAAATTTACATATACTTTCATTCAATTTTAAGAAATAATAATTCAATAAACATTTAAATAAAAATATCATGGAAGGGAATTTAAAATATAATAAAGAGGAAAAAACATTAGTTGTATTAGGTAATATTTTACTTATAGTTGGTTTTATCGCGTCTGTTTTTATAATTGCCGCGGCTTTTCAAAAAGAAGAATTTAGGTACGGAGGCTTTTATGACTCAAGAATGATTTTTAAATTTGAATTTATAGCTTATGCTATTTGTGATATGTTATTGAGTTTAACTCTTTGGGCTGCAATGACATGTCTCGCTAAAACGTCAAGAAATATTAGAGAAATGAAAAACAATAAATAACAAAATTATGGAAAAGAAATTTGAACTAACAGAAAAGTATGTAGTAAATGAGTTTGGAACAAAGTTGTACCAAATCAAATGTACGAAGACGTTCGAGTATGCAAAAGAAGGAGAACTTGGAGGATATATCGAAAAAGAAGAAAACTTAAGTCAAGAAGGTAATGCGTGGGTGTCCGACACTGCGCGGGTATCCGACGATGCGCGGGTGTTCGGCAATGCGCAGGTATTCGGCGATGCGAATGTATCCGGCAATGCGCGGGTATTCGGCAATGCGTGG